CATATTTGTTTCCTCCTTAAATGAAACAATATAATATTGGGTACCAATTTAATATTATATGTTTTAGAAAAAATACAATAAGACGTAGATAATCCTATTACTCCTCTACCCATGTAGGTAGAGGAGTAATAGGTATCTTTAATTAATTATTTAAATTAATCAGTTCTGATTATTAAGCACCTGGGGTACCATTAACAGCAGCAGCGGCAGCAGCAGTAGCAGGTTGAATTACTTCATTAGTAACTTGGAAGTTCAAGCGTTCTTGGATAGAACGTTTCAGACCAGTTACTTTAATGCGTACCAATACTGGCAAGTGGCAGATGTGGCTGAACCATGGTTGAACCATAGTTTCGTGTTGGTATTTGCTACCACGGGCACGGCTAACGATACGTGGGATTTCACGTTTATCGAGAGTGTTACCGAACCACAGAGGTACGCTCAAGCTACCATTGCGTGGTTTACCGAATGACAAGAAGATAGTACCAATTTCACCATCTTTAGCTTGACCGTGTTCATCCAATACCAAACGTTCGTCAGAACATTCTTCGATAGTGAAGTCAAAGCCATCACCCAGAGTACGAGCATCACCTTCGCGGAAGATGAATTTGCTAGTGAACGCGTCAGCAATAGCAATCACGTGTGGACGGAAAGAGCTACCACCGATGTCGGTCAATTCGTAACCAGCAGCCAGTTCAGAAGAACAGTAAGCTTGAGTCATTTCACCCAAGATGTAGTTAGTCATTACAGAAGACACGTTGTTCAAACGGTCAGAAGTAGTCAGAGATTGGCAAGTTTTGTAAACATCCAATTCTACATCTTTAACGTAAGTACGAGCAAACCATTGACCCACACCAACAGAAGTGTAGTTAAATGGTTCAGCAGTATCCAGTTGTTGAGGTTGTGATTTCAACATGTTCAGGATATCGTAAATAGCAGATACACCAGCGTTAGTACGACGGATGAAAGACAAGCGAATCAAGCTGTCGATACGTTGAGAATCAGATACGGTGTCTTTGTCATCGATAGGACGACGGATAGCGATTGGAGAGTGCAGTTTAACACCGTAGATGATGCGTTGTACGCGGTCATCCAACAGCAGGCCATGTTCACGCAAGTTGCTGTTAGTGCGAGTAGCGTCTACTTCGTAACCAACGATAGAAGTTTTTTCCAATTCAGCAACCAGAGCTTTAACGTCTGCGTTTTCCATAGACAATACTTCTTTGGTTTCTGCATTACGTACAGCGCGTACTTGTACAGCAGCTGCATTCAGAGTTACAGTACCCAAGTCAGTGTTACCACGACCAGAAATATCAAAGCGCAACAGAGCTTCCAGTTTTTTGTCTTTCAGTGCTTTCAATTCTGTAGGCAGAGCTTGAGAGATTTCACCGATAGTGTCAGCATTTACCAAGTGAGTATTTACATCGTACATCAATTGGATACCTTCACGGTCACCATTTGGAGAGTAAGTGAAAGTAGATTGTTGATGGTATTGCAAGTTTTTGAACAATACAACATCGTTACCAACTTTCAGACCCAGAGTTTTCAGACGTGGGTTAGCAGAAATTTGGTCAGTATCGTCAGACATACCCAAAGTAACCATACGGTCAGTTTGAGAGATGTGAGTCAGTTTAATTTCTTTACCGATTTTCAGCAAGGAAGTTTGTACATCTTCGTCGAAGTCAGTACGAACAACGTAAGGAGGCAGAAGAGTGCTGTCTACGAAAGAATCTTCGCTGATGGTTTTACGGAATACAGGAACGATGTCAGTGAAGTTAGATTTCAAGATATCGTGTTTACGCAATGCTTTGATTACGTGTTTTTGGTTGCGGTATGCATCACCTTTGCCGCCCAAGTCGTATTCTTTAGAGTTGAATACAGTTGACAGGTGTACGTCAATGGTGTAGTTGTTTTGAGTAGAATCCAAAGTGATAGTAGGGAAGAACAATTCTACAGCTTTAGATTGTTTTTCAGGACGGATGTTATAAGAAACAGTCATCGCCAGGGTATTCATCATACCGTGAACTTCGAAAGATTCAGTAGCCAGTTCTTGACCTACAACACCAACGTCAACACCACCACCAATAGCAGATACTACAGTACCTGGTTCAGTTTGTGCACCAGCATTGTAGTATTCATCTGGGTTTTGAGCGATAACGATAGATTCAGACAGGTTGTCTACTTGGTCTTCAGTCAGAGTAGAACCAGTAGTTTCTTCGTAGTCAGCTACGATACCGTCGATTACAGTTTTTTGGCTGTTGGTAATAGCGCCCAGGTCTTCAGTTTCAGAAGCACTCAGACTTTCAATAGACAAGAAAGCTTTACCAACCAATTTAGCAGATTCAGTGCTCAAGGAAATATCATGAGCATGTGATTTTACGATGTCAGCAATCACTTGTGTATTTGAACGGGGGGTAAAGGATTTTTTCTCTTTACCGAAAATATTTTTTTGAGACATTTTCAATACCTTTAAAATTTAAATCAAGACAAGAATAACTTATAGTATCTTCGAAAATAATTATTAATTATCTAATAGTAGTAAATAATTACCGAACAATGCTGTAGCTGATATAGTCTGTTCTGAGTGGTAAATAGACGACTTTCTCATTACATCACGAATTTTCTCTAATACATAAGTTTTCAATGTATGTTCACTGTAGCTTCCTTCTACCGTTGAAGTAGGTACAGAAATAAAGTAAATACGTCCACTAGGGGACACGTCAATACTCTCATACATACAGTTTTCATTAGTGTGTTGGTAAATGTTATTACATATACCTGTCATTACTTTAGATAGAATACGTGTTGTGTTAAACACTTCTTCTTCAAAAGTATGCTCACCATTTTCCTGAGGAAAATATTGGCTATAAAATGCTTCTTTATCATTAGCATTTGCCAGCCACAGTAGGCGAATATCCAATGCCTCACCCATCAAAGGGGTAAGTTTTTCAGACATCTCTACAGATTCGTATACTCTACTTTTATCTAAAGGTGAGGATTTAGATAAAGCATTTAGAGCAATTAATTCTTTTAAAGCGTTGCTACCGACAGATGCGACAGCCTTATCATAATAAAGTAAGTCAACAGGGCTAATACCTTTATCTTTTAAGTCGTTATATAATTCTTCTGGTACAAATACTAATCGAATGGTATTCTCTGGATTCTTTTCTGAATCGATAAAACGATCCAATAACCTTTCAGCTTCTGTTTTTTTAATTAACTCAATCATGGGTGATATCCTTTATATGTTGGTAGATTTCTATTTAGATTTTAGCCCTGACTATCTATGTAAAAAATAGCTCTATAGGCTAATATATACTAACCGAATAATTCATATTAACATACGTTATAACCGTTACTTATTTTATTAACAATATAAAAGAAAGAAATCCCGACATGAACATTAAAGTATTATTAGCAAAATGTATTTCTTTATTATATAGAGAATCTCAATTAGAAGAAGAATCAGATTCCTCTAAATTGGTCAATGATATTATTAGTTCTTTAAAGATTAATAATAGAGACATCAGTGGGACAGACTCTACTTTAAATGATTTAAAAGATTTAGTGATGGATATGGTTTCTAGAGAGAATCCCATTCCTTACAATGATTTAATACAACATTTAAAAATCATCTGTGGACAAGATACTACGCTGTTTGAAAGTATTCAGGATAATATTGCGTTTGAGTTGACACCTCAAGAAGTACAGCGTTCTGTATTATCTTATCGTTTTGAATTGAGTAAATATCTAAAAAATAAAAAAGCACAAGATATTTTAGAGAAATTGACTTACGATTTAAAATTCAATCGCGATAAAGTAGAAGACTTAGATGGTTATATGTCTACTAAGTTAACAGATGCTATTGATTTAGTAAACTATGCTGGTGAAGAAATCCCAGGTGTAGTGGTTGAACTAGATTTAAATAACATCGAACAAGTCGCAGAGCAATACGAATTAATTAAGAAGGAATCAGACGGTTCACGTACAATTCGTATGCCATGGCAAGCAATGAATAGAATGACACGTGGAGGTTTACGTTTAGGTCAATTAACCATAGTAGGTGGTTTAGCACACAATAACAAAACAGGTGTGTGTTTGTCTATGTTTATTTCAGCGTGTATGTTTAATAATCCAAAAGATTTATTAACCAATCCAAAAAAGAAACCAATGAATGTATTGATTTCTTTTGAAGATGACATGCAAATTGTATTATCTAATATCTACACTTTATTAAAAGGTAACTTTGATAATGTAGTCGTAACAGATGACGATAAGAAAAACTTAGATAAAAATGAAGCAGCAATCTACGTAAGAGACAAACTACAGTCTACAGGATATAATGTAAAACTGATTCGTATTAATCCTTCTGAATGGTCTTATATTGAAATTCAGAATAAGATTCTAGAACTAGAGTCTAAAGGATACGAAATCCATATGTGTTTGATTGACTATTTGAACCTAGCCAATAAAAATGGTTTACCTAATATTCGTGGTGACTCTGACGTACAAGAACTCTTTAGACGTACTAAAAACTTTATGTGTGCAGGACACAATATTGCTCTATTGACACCGCATCAGTTATCAGGTGATGCACTGGATTTAAAACGTCAAGGTAATAAGATGTTAGCACAACAAGTATCAGATGGTTCGTATTATGCTGACTGTCGTGGTTTATATCGTGAACCAGAACTTGAGATTGCAGTAGATATTGTCAAAGACAATGGTACTAAATATCAGGTATTTGCACGTGGTAAACACCGTGGTCAGAACGATACTCCAGAAGAACATAAAGTATTCATCTTACCATTTGCACCAGTAGGTGGTTTAAGATACGACATCAATGGAAGTGATACTTCACTGTCTCGTTTCGGTGCAACACGTAATGAGAATGGTGAAGAAGAACTAGCATTCTACGATGTAGGTTAAAAAATAAAAAGATAGCATTATACTACTCTCTACTCCAAAATAGGAGTAGAGAGTAGTATTGCTTATGTTAAACACCATTTAACAAGATGTCACCACCTGTTACCACTTCGATCAATTCGATGTTGGTATCCAAGTCGTAGGTCTTATACGTATCAGATGTAGATGATGGTTTAGATTCAGAATCCACAGATTTGTAGCATACGTATACATCTAATACGAGTTTACGTACTACATGTGTATCCATCATTGTATTACCAAAGTTACCATCATCGGTAAATTCGGTACTTAACAGACACAAAGAGAATGCTTCAATAGCTTCTGAATCAGATACTTTTTCAATGAATTTAGAAGTCAAGTCTACACCCCAGCGATAATCGCGGAATGTACCAATCTTAAATTCTTTCTTATTGAAATAATCAATCAGAATACGACGTACTAAACCAGTACGGTCTTGTTCTTCCAGATTAGTAATACCTGTTACAGATTTAGTTTGAGAAGATTGAGCAATCCGTTTGATGCGGTGTTTGTTAATTATGTTAGGGTTCTTAATCGTCTTATTGATGATTTTGATATTCTTATCGTGTGGTAATACTTCACTGTACTTTTCTAATTTAGCAATGAAGTTTGCTACGAAAAACACAATACCAACTAAGATTAAACAACCTAATGCAAAGAATGCAAATTTTTCCATTTTTGATTTCCTTTAAATAAGTTAATAATAAATAGATGTACTATCTAATAGATTTGTACACTTTAATAGTATAGATTTAAATTATCTTAGATTAAGGTATAAAGGACAATGGAAAGATATGAATAACCTTATAGTAAAAAGGAATAACAAAATGTTTGAAGTATTTAAATCACCGACTATTAAAGAAGATACTACTAAAAATCAAATCATTGTAGAAGGGATTAACTTAAAATTAGTATATCGTGATTTTGAGAAATATATTGGCTCTAAGATGCTTTATAATATCTTAGATAAGTCAAGTAGATGGGAAATGAAGTTTCAGAAATTCTATTTGCCTGACATGTATCATGTGGTATTAGAATTACTAAATAATGATAAATTTAAACGTAGAATCGTATCTCGTTCTAAATTACAAAAACTAAAAGAATTGTTTGAAACCATTCCTTTGGTACAGAATATTAAGTTAATTCAAAATACCAAAGATGAAGATATTCCTAGTGTGAATAAGTCTATTTTAAAAAATATATTCGTACCAGGATTTAAGTTATTTGAACACCAAGATAAGTTTATTGATAACTGTTTATTTAAATCTAAGTTAATGGACTTAAGAGGTTATCTATTAGACGCAGGCCCTGGTTTAGGTAAGACCATTAACTCTATTGCTTTAATGGAACTATTAGGTGCAGATAAGATTATTGTCGTATGTCCTAAAAAAGCAGTTATCGACGTATGGGAAGAAACCATTAATCGTATTTACAGTAAACCACAGACTTATAATCTTTCTATTGATTCTGTCAAGGGTGGTAAAATTAAATTAGCTAATTTTTCTCTAGATAGTAAATTCATGGTTTGTCACTTTGAAGCATTGGATAAACTAGTAGCTAGTTTAAGAAATATACCGAGTGGACGGTACGTAACAATATTGGACGAATGTCACGGTTTGAATAGCTATAAATCACAACGTTCTACATTGTTTAGAGAATTGAATAAGATAGTTAATCCTTATTTCTGTCTATGGATGTCAGGCACACCACTAAAAGCATTGGGTAGTGAAACCATGACAATGTTTGAAACTATTGATAAGTTATTTACACCTAGTGTGGTTAAATCCTTTACCTCAGTGTTTGGTATTTCTGGTGTATATGCGGCCAGTGTAATGGCTAATCGATTACAATTAGTAAAAGCCACTATTAAAGCTCAAGGTTCAGGTGTAGAACAATTTACTTATCAGTCTAAAGTAGTCCTACCAGATGCTTGGAAATATACTTTAACGACTATTCGTGAAGAAATGAAAAAGTACATTAGAGAGCGTACTGCTTTTTATAATGAATTTAGAGACGAGTATATTGAAGAGTATTTTGAAAGTATTGAAGAGTTTAAAGCTAACTTAGGAAGTAACTTTGATACTAAGATGCAAATAGCATTAGATGAATACTTAGCTAAAACTAAAGAATTACATAATGGTTATAATCCAACATCACCAGTACACAAGCAATACATTATTGATTGTAATTACTTTGAAGATAAAGTGATTATTCCTATTCTTTCTAATAAGACTAAGAAGATATTTAGAAAAGCTAAGTCTGTGTATAAATACGTAGAACTTACGATTATTGGAGAAACACTAGGTAATGTTATTGGACGTAAGAGAACTGAATGTAATAAAGCTATTGTAGAAGCTATGGCTAAATCATTTACTGTAGTGAATGAAGAGAGTAAAGAAACTTACGAAACAAATCTAGGTGAAGTCATTCGTGATGCTGAAGCAAAAACATTAATCTTTACAGATTATGTAGATGTATTAAAACGTTGTAATGAAATCTTAACAGAAGAAGGTTTTCATCCTATTACTATTTTCGGTGAAACCACTACAACTATTGGTCTATCTAATCAGGTTAAGCAGTTTAAAGAAAATAGTAAGATTAATCCTTTGATTACAACATTTAAAACATTGTCAGAAGCAGTTCCTTTAACAGAAGCCAATACAGTTATCTTCTTAAACTTACCATTTAGGTCTGGTACTTACGACCAAGCAGTAAAACGTGCTAATCGTATTGGTCAAACTAAAGACGTACACTTATACGAAGTAACATTAGATACAGGTGGTGAAGAAAATATTTCTACACGAAACTTAGATATCTTAAAATGGTCTGAAGAACAAGTAAGTATTCTAATGGGTGATAAGAAAGGTGAAGTAGAAGAAGTATCTAAATTAACTATAGACCACTTCTTACCCGATATGATTACCAGAGGTATTCCTAGCATTAAAGACTTTAAAATGTTCTAAGTAAACATAGAGTAAACCAGTAAGTGTCCTATTACTAGGACACTTACTGTATTTACAAGTTAGATATAGTTAGAATTCGTTAATACCGTACTCTTTATTTGATTGACTGTAGATGTTAAACAAACCATCTTTAATACCATAAAGACCATCACAAATCTTAACAGTACCAAAGCCACTTTCGTTCAACTCTTTACCAGACACTTCTTTATATAATTTACCCCACCCACCATTAGTTCTAACATCACTAGATACATCACTTAAATGGATTTTTTCTAATTCAAGTGATACACCTCTATTAAGAATTAAATCGTGTTTGGTAATTTCAGAAACAATATCATGATAATGGTCTAATAATGCATCTTTATCAAATACGGCATTCAGCGCACTATAGTTATACCCACTTACTACATTTGAATTACCACCATTAGTATTAAGTAGAGTATTAGCAATCAAAGATTCTGGGATGACGACATACTGTTTATTATCATCTAGTTTAACAACATCTTTATCTGTATAAATCTTACCTAAGATAAGTTCATCTTTTACAAAATAAACAGATGCATTATCACGATAAGTATTACTTAACAGATAACATTTACCGTCATTACCTAATCTTTTAACAGTGCTGCGGTTAAAAGTCAAATAATCAGACACACAGTTATAAACAACACCGAAGTTAACTTTACCTGATTTTAATAGTTTATTGAATACATCAACTTTTTCAAATAAAGGATTTGATTCATCTTTAAATTCATTGGTAAAATGAATAATCTTTTTAGTAAGTTCTTCAAGAGAAATAAACAGAGGACTATTTGGTTTCTCGTATAAAGCGATTTCATCGATAACCATTGATGTAAGAATAGCTACTGTGTTAGATAAGTTTTTTTCAACAATACCATCTTCAGTTACTAAACCAGTTATCAAAGTAACATAGAGTTTACGAATACCTTGTTCTTTATAGAATTTATGCAATCTCACTGAACTAACTAGATTGTCATCAGTGAATCGAGGTTCTTTTTCCTTAAATTCATTTACTAGATTTTTGCATTGAGTTACAAAATCGTTATATTGACTATCGTCTTCGTATGTAGAGTTAATACGAATAATAGCAATATTGTCGCTAGTGAATGTATCTGAACCATCTGACAACACGCCTTTTTGGAAATCTTCAATTTCTTCCATTGGTAATTGTTCATTACAAGAATAAACTAAAGACACGAAGTCTGCACTATATATTTTATTCAGCTCAGTAGGAATTTTATCTAAATCAATATAGTAGACACCGTATTCTTTATTGGTTTGTTCCATTACTTTAAGACGATATTCTAAAGCATCATCTACACTATGTTTAAAGATAGGGTAATAATCGCCAGATTTATAGTCTTTAGGAATGACTGCGAAATTACCATATTTATTTTTTCTTGTAAATGGTTTAAATGGTTTTAATACTTTATCTGTAATAGTATAGTCCTGTGGATTAATACCATCTACATAGACAGTATAATAGTCTTCAACAAATGCAAAACATAAACTGCCTTTTTCTGCGTCCTTAATACTTTCCTCAACTAATTTAGAAAAATTAGCAGACGATGAATTACTATCGAAATAATCGTGATCGTTATTACTAATTTCAGAATATACATAGCTGAACAAATTCAATTGTGCGAAGTTGCCAGTTAAAAGATAACGACGAGGACAGTCCTTAATTTCACTACGGATTTTAATAGATCTAATTTTATTATCTTCAACACTTACATCGAATACCTGGCTTAAAAATTTAATCACGTGTTCGAATAAACTGATATTGTTTTCCATTATTTAGTTCCTTATAAAAGATAAAAGAGGGACAAAGTTACTACGATAAGGATGGAAGATTTATAAATCTTCTCATTAATAATTAAAAGCACAAGTTATTTTAATAAAAAATAAAGTAAGACATATTACTCTATACAGTACCTTAACGGGTACTGTATAGAGTAGATTATGTTATTTAGGTGCGTATTCGTAGAATGGTGTTAACTCATTACTACTGTAGCTACAATCAGTAAATGAATAGAACTCATCTGTACGACCATAAATACCTTCAGCAATCTTGAAGATTTTATGTTTATTTAAATCAGATTCAGTTACAATTTTCACTTTATCGAATGTTAAGATATCATCTACAGTATAGTGATTAAACATAATTCTTTCAACACCACATGTTTCATTACAGTAGATTAAATTATTGTCATTGAAAAATTTATCTTTATTGTTTTCTTTAGCAATAAGATATTTATCAATTTCTGAATATTTAACCACTAACTGTAATGGGAAATAACGATATTCGTAAGAACCTTCAATCTTAACTAAAGTACTTCTAAAGTAAATACCATTAAATAAAACATATTCACCTTTAGATAAGTTAATAGATTCACTAACTTCAAAAACATTACCAATTGATTTATTCTTACTACCTTTGGTAGTGAATACTGGTTTTAAATAGCTTGACATGCGATTAGGTGCTAAATAGAATCCATCGTTATTGTCTCGATTATCGTTTTCTAATAACATAAAACTAGTGTTATCATTTACAATATTAGAAATACCTAAGTTTAACTGGTAGGTAATCATTTTATTAGATAACGCACCATCACGTAACATATCTTGAATCTTATATGCTTTTTCAGCTAAGATACGACAACCACTATAATCACGAATAAACTTAATGAAGTCATTAACCAAATTATCAATAAATAAACACTTACCTTCACGTACTTTAGTAACATGCTGGTTTTTGCTTAAGAATTCTGCCAATAAACCTCTAGGAATAAAATCTTCTTTACGGTCAATTGCAAGAAAGTCCGCTTGATAGATTTTATCACCAATCTTGTAAACATCTTTGTGATAGTATTTATCAGGTGAATCTATAATACCAGTATTCTTGCCTTCAGGGTGCAACCAAATACCATTGTCATAGAACTCGTGATTACCAATATCCAATGGTGCATCACATACGCGTCCAATAGCTTTTCCTTTAATGAAAGATACTCTATCAGAATACTCTAACAAGTCTTTGTTATCTAATTTATCATTCATGGCATCAAAATAATAAATAGGAATTTCATTCTGTAGAATATTTTTGTACTTGTGTTTATTATATTTATATAACACATTACGGAATTCCACAGCTACACCTAAATCGGTAAACACAGGATAAAAATCATTTGGAGTATAAATATCTCCTCTCGGTAATTGTACTAGAAAACGATGGTTACTATTATGGCTATAAATACCATGGTGACGTAAGGTATTAGGATAATAGGCTTCTGGTGGACAATCTACTACACATTTATTATCCACAGAATACATTCTGGTATCCAGACCAGTAATGATAAATACATCACTGATTTTTGTAATAGTGTATTTAACAGGTAAATCGAAATCATCTGGATTATATTCGATTTCATCAGCTGTTATAAATTGAGTATCTTCATTACGATTAACATATTCGTAAATAAAGTTATCAATATTGATAACTGCGATGTTACCAATAGCAGTGACTTTATCATTATTAGATTTAAACTGGGTTTTAATACCAGTTATCTTATAGGTTTTATAACCATTGTTTTCTTGCACTTCTTTCACAATGTCAAAAACATTAGAAAGAATTTCTACTACAAGTGATTTATTGTCGGACATAATTGCTTCCTTTACATAAGAGATTAAATTACTCTATGGGTAGAAATACCCATAGAGTAATTAAGGTTAGAAGTTAAATTAGAATTTAATATCCATAGGGATAGGTGTTACATAATCAATTTCAGTATATTCACTATAGAGTTTACCATTAGAAATGTCTTTGAAGTAACCGCGAACATCACCTCTATTCAAATCTAATTTACTAAAGTAAATACCTGAAGTATCTTTACCATTTTCAAACGCTTCTTTAAGGTATTTCTCACAATCTTCTGCTGTTAAGAATAACTCTGAACAATGTTTAAATGAAGGGATTTTCAAACCAGACTCGTTTTTCTCTACTTTAACAAAATACTCTCTTTCTCGTAAGTTGGTAAGTAGATAAATATGCTCTTGTTTTTCATCAAAATTAAATGGTCGAATATTCTTAACGTTAATGTGCTTACCAGCAAAACATTTAAACGCATCTTTTCCATTAAATGGGTTTGGTTTATAATGGATAATACAACCATTATTCAATGTAATTGCATTGATCTTTCTATCTTCACGATAGCGTTTATGGAAGAATTTGAATTTAAAGGCGTCAAAGAATTCTTTTTCAGTAACATTAGCTAGAACTTCATCAATGTTAATAGGTTTTCCTTTCTTATTAAAAATCATTTCGTCTTTATGAAGACCAAAAGTATTCTTGATGTTTTCTTTAATAGCATTAAATAGAGTGTTATCTGTAAATACGTCATCTTTAGGTAATCCATAAAAAATATTACCTTGAGCACCTAAGCTGATAAATACATCAACATAATCAGATAGAGTATGTTCTTCTATTTCACTTTGTTGATTTAGCATTTTATTGATAACATCATCAATGTTTCGAATATCTTTATCTACAGACAGAGTAACATTATTATCGTCACGCAGTGGTTCAATCAACTCACGACTGATATATAGGTTAGTTAAAACATACTTAGATAAATCAGCATTTGAAATATCAGTTACACTAATACGGTATTCACCAGTGTAGTTAATATTTTTCAAATATCGTCCAACATCGTATGGTGACTCGAATATATTAACATAACTATTGCATCCTGGTTTTACAGTGAAAGCAATATCTTTATTACAATATTTTTCATTGTAACGAGAGAAAGGCGCGAGGTATTCGTATTCTACTTCTGGTACAGTGAATGAAGGCAAATAGAATTCTCCATCTTTATCTTTCAACCAAACTGTAATAACCTTATCATTACTACATGTGTTAACATTAATGTATCTGGTGATATCACTAGACAAGATAAATGAAGCATATTTAGAAGCCTTGATGTGTAACATATGGTCATCACCAAATGTATTGTCATGGATAAAACCAAAACCAGTTTGTTTTTCCAGTTTTGTTACAATTCGGTTAATCAGCTTATAAATTTCAACATCAGCTACTTTCAATAACTCACGATCTTTTTCCAATTTTTCTTGCAATTCAGCATCGTCGAATTTAGCGCACATAATGGTATAAGAACTATAACCAACATGAATAGGAAGCTCGATATAGTTAGCATTAGGATAAACAAGTTTACGATACATCTTATCTAAATCAAGAAGATTGTATTCATTCACAATCCCATTGACAATATCTTGGATGATTTCATTAGGATAATCATCTGATCTAGAATCCAGATACCAATACAGAATACCATCAGTATAGAGTGGTCGAGTACCAGGTTCTTTTGGGGAGTCAGTGACAGGTTTAAAATCAGTGTTAAGATTCATTTCGAAATTCCTTTTAATAAAAGCTAAGAAAAAAGAGTGCCTGAATATTCAGACACTCTATATTTATTACAAACGGGTAATTTGATATTCTTTAATTAAAGAATCGTCTAAATCAACAAAACCACTTACAGCATAAGAGGTTTTATCTAAGCGAGAAACCACACAACCTTTCTCTAACAACTCTTTAATTGTGTAGAATTTTACTTGATGAGTAAAACTGGTTTCACTATCTTGACCAAATTCACATACACCAAATACATTACCACGATAGGTACTAAGACCTTTTTCATTCCAAATGCTAAAGTCAGAATAATCACCTTCATCAACAATTGCTTTAGCGATTTTTTCACTACAAGCAATACTAGCGTAATGGTAATTAGCATGTTTATCAGTAAGTACATTGTAGTCAATAAGACTGTTGATAAAAATACCAACTGTTTCGTTTTCATCAAAATCAGTATTAGGCTCAATGATTTCACCATGTACTAAATCTTGATCATCTTTAATGATTCGGAATGGTGTTGAAATTATACCAATACTGTTAGCATCTTTAGAGTAAACAACGCGCTTATCATCGATTTCACTATAGATATAACCTAACTTACTACCATAATTACAAGCATAACCATACATCTTTTCAATATAGCATCTGAAATATCCTTCACCAATAATTCCATCTTCAATATATTGTTTAATTTTATTAATCTCTTCAGTTAAACCATATAAGTTTTTAGAATTATCGTAAGTCTTAATAAATTCTAAGAATTCAGATTTCAAGTCATTACAGTAGATAACAATATCTTCGTTAATGACTCGTTTAATTGTTTCACTAGAATTAATAAACTCTTGGAATAGAACAAATGGAATAAGATTACTTTGACTATTTAATGGCTTACGATAAGCAAGAATATAATCACATCCACCACCATAACTAATATCGACAGAAATAGGTGTAAAACCATTTACACTACTACCACCATGATTCTTAACGAAGTTATCAATATCTTCGTAATAGTCGATATCATCAGAGAGATAACAACCAGATACAATGACAATACCATCACCAATAAATTTAGTAGAATATCCATCAAATGGTTTAAACTCTACCTTCACCATAGGCAGTGATTCTGATATAAAGTAGTAGCCATCGTATAGCTTACCGTATATTTTTACTTTATCTAAATCAAAGTCATTTGTATCAATATGGTAAACTTCAGATTCAATACCGTATTGTTCTTGAATTCTGTATTTATAGTTTAACATGATTTCAATATTATCGAAGATAATGTAAGTAGAATCAGGTTTAGCGTCTTTTTCAATCAGTGCAAACTTGTGGTTATTGTAACCAAAATTGGTAATTGGTTTAACTACCTTAGAGTTACCACGAAGAATAGTCAATTCTTCTTCTGTAAAACCAGTGATGATAAGAGTGGGTTCGATACCAATACCGTATTTTGAACTATCGATAGACCGACTAATTACTTTAATGGTGTATTTATCTTTAAGTTGCTCGATAAATTTACCCATGGCTCTACGTGTATTTTCACCATGTATAGGTTTATACACAGAATGGAAAATATCTATATAACCAATTACAACAATATCGTTAATTACTGTGAAATGACACTTACCACTAAAGTCTTCACGTAAACCATTAATGGTGATATTTGAATGCTCATCTACATTACCATCAAAAAGAATATCGACAATAGCTTGCAATGTTTGTTGGTCTGTTGGTCGGTATTTTGTATCTTTTTGTTTTGCTTGTGTATCTTTGGCGTTGGGACTAACATAGTCTTTAATAAATTTATATGTACCCATCTTTAGTCTCCTTATTTAGAGAATTTAGCAAAAGCAACACAGTCTTCGTCTTTATCGTTATTAAAACAATAATCACGAATTTCATTGCAGGCAATACTGTTGTTTTCTTTACACATAATGCCAGAGTCTTCGTTGATTTGTACTTCTACATTCAGATTAGTTTCTTCAGTAGGTACAGATGTTGTAACTTCTGCTTTTTGTGTAGCACAAGCAGAAATAGTTAAAGCCAATAAAATAAGAAGTTTGTTCATGTTAGTTTCCTTTATAAAAAGAGAATATAAATTACTCTATGGGTATTTCTACCCATAGAGTAATAATACATTAAGAATTAATCAAATTTAAAGTTAAGAGGGATAGGATAATGGAATGGCTTATCTTTAAGTGAGATATAGATAATACCTGTCTCTTTATGGCGATAGATGTCGTAGAAATATACTACTTCACCATTAGTACCAACCGTACTAAGATTGATATTTACACTATAATTGTATACATTAGATAGATTACCGTTATAATCATTAATGTTCTTAGTATCGTGTAAATACTCTTGCAAGGATTCTTTAGAAGTGATAATTAAATCACATTTCTTAAATCCTGCAATACGGTTATCGTTATCATCTACATCCACTCGAATGATATTGGTATTCTTCCTTGCTGTTCGAACAGCATAAACATTAGGGTGATTTTTAATAAACAACTTAAGTTCAGTAGGATTGAATTTTACCAACATCTCTTCGCGTATATTGTTTTCGAAGAATTTATTGATTCTTCGACCAGATAGGTTTCCAGCATGTAGATAAATAATGGCGCCATTATTTAAGTATTCACGTGAAATATTGGTGTAGTTATCTAAACCATTAGCATGAATATTCAATATAGTTAAGAATTCTTTTTCAGAGATTCTATCTAGTAATTCACAAACAGTGACTAACTCACCTTTGAAATCTACCAGAAGTTTGTCTTCAGAAGGTTTCTTGGCAATTTGTTTTATTGCTTCGAAAATCTCATCCTCTCTGTAAATAGCTCCATCAGGAATATCGAACAATATATTTGGATTAATGTAACTACTAGGGAAAGGTTCATCATCGTAATTAAGAACACCAATGTGTTTATAAAGAGCATCACTAAAGATAGACTTAGCTTCCTCAGAATAAACATCGTCGAATATTGTGTTATCACTATTAGGTTCTTCAACATATTTAACATTGATAGAATTACCAATAATACAATCACTAAGACGAATAATATCACCAATATTCTGTTTTACAACCACAATACGACCAGTATAACCTAACCTTTCTAAATAGCTAAGAAACATACTGGGATTACCAAAGTACGAAGTATATTCTCCACTTGATTTTTTAAAGGTAAATCCTAACCCATTAAAACCGGTTAAATTGATTGCTCTCGCAGGAGCGATAAAATCATACTCTACTGAAATAGGTTCGAATGTAGGTAAGAACAATTCACCATTTTCATTTTCGAATCTAATGGTAAAAATGTCACCACCATTTAAGATGGATAACATCTTCTGTCCCATATTCGAAGTGATGTTTTCTGTAGAATACTTAGATATAGCTACATGCCAATAAGCAGAATAAGAATAACGATTACGGTTACACCAGAAACCTGTTTTCTGATGGATTACATCACAAACACGATCAAATAATTTATTAAACTCACCACAGAGTACATTACATTCTTTTTGTTCCTCTGTTAGTTCAATTTTAGTATCTGTATACATATCGTATTCTTCGTAAACATATACATATCGATCAATCTCAACGAAGCTAATTGAGAGATGATTGTTTATTTCTATATTGAGTGAATGAAGTTTAAACTTATTCATTATTTCTGCAATTTTATCCAAACTATGCAGATGATAATAATCAATTAAATTATCTGCAAATGTGTTTACTACTTCATCTGGATAATCTTCTGACTTAGTATCAGTATAAAGATAGAGTTTACCATCTTTAAACAATGGATCATCTTCTTTACGATGATACTTACTTAAGTTAAGTTTAATTTCCATTTTAGTTTCCTTTTAAAAGAATTATGCTATTTTAGCAACAAATTGGAAAGTTTCCATATTCTCTTCAATATTGGAATGAAGATACTTCATCTTAGTTTCCAATTGCTTAGAAATAATAGGTAGTGTTGCACTAACTTTATCGGCATAAGAATCTTTAAATTGCTCAAATGTCATATCGTCTGGAATAAAGAAAGAACCAGAGTTATACATTTGACGCATGGCAGTAATAGCTAAGCTATTAATTTCATCGACCATATTTTTACCTTTACCGGTATTTAACATACTGTTAATAATAAATCCGTCTGTCAACAGTATTTTAACATTAGCGGTTTTATGGTAAGATTCTAACACATAAACCTCGCAGATACCTTTGATGAAATTAAAATCACTTTTCAGTAATTTCTTAATATCAGAATGCTTAGGAGTACCTTGAAGTACTTCTACTTTAAATTCTTTATCCAATTTACCAACAGTCATTGTTTCCATTTTAAATTCCTTTATATAAAAAGTTAATTGAGATATCTCAATTTAATAATATAGGTTTGAAAATATTCAAAAAAAAAACAGGTGATGAATTATTGTCCATCACCCGTCTTCTTTAAGCTGCTTTGCTATCTACTTTCTCAATACTCTCAACATAGTTATCTAAGTAGTATGCTTTTTGTTCTCGATAAAGTTGATAGCCTTCACGAATGCGATAATACTTAATATTTTCTTCTTGGTAATTTTCATTACCTAAGCGAGCCATGGTAACACGACAAGCTTTCTGGAAAATACCAACATCGCAAATACTTAGCATTTCTTTAAAACACTTAATGTATTCATCTACGATAGGTTTAGCACTCTTACCTAATTCAGATACAAATACAAAAGACTTTTGACGACGTACTGCTTGAGGCCAAATACGGATAATCAGACCTTCCATGTCTTCTAGAGATTTCTTCATGTTAGTCTTAATTTCATTAATCTTAATTTGGTCTGCTAAGTCATCAGACTCAATGTACTTGTTGATGAGTTCTAATAGTACTTTAGAGACATATACATTTTCTGTCAAGAAGCAATAGTCTTGCATACTGTCTTTTTCACGTGTACCTACTAAGAATTTATTCATATTGGATTTCATGGTAGTACAGAGTTCTTCAATATTCTTAGAACCAATACGTTGGGTAATTTGTTCTTCAAACAAATCGGTCATCAGTGAACCAGTGACAGTAGCATTCATTTTCTTATTACCACGGGCATCGTAACCGAGAGTATTCTTACGATTTACCACAGTACCCGTAGTCGCTTTACGGGCTTTCAGTTTTGCTTTACGTTTAGCGTCTTTATTTTTAGACATAATACTTTTCCTTTATAAAAGATAAAAAATAAAAATACTATAGGTGGGATTAACCACCTATAGTATTCTATTCTAGATTACTTCTTCATTACCAATGGTAATGTTGCCAAAACAATCTCTACAATCTTAGTAACTACCTCAGGGTTTACACCCTCTTTGGTAATTTTATCAGCAATTTTGTGGAGGTCATTTTGTTTAGCAGGTTTACCTTCCAATTCACGAACCAGTTTCAAAGATTCTGGGTCGTTCATTGATTGGTAATTACCTTCGTAAATGTTTACCGCAACTTCGATGTTAATGATAGGTTTACTACCATCTTCTTTAGGTTCGATGTTAGTGAGCAGTTTCTCAACGTACTCAAAAATGTCTTTTACAGTTTCCACTGGGAGTTCTTCCCAGTGTTCTGGCATTACAAAAGAAGTAGCTTCATCATCACGACCATCGATGTAGATGTGACCTGTGGTTTTAGCAATGTTAAGTTTAAACGGGAATGGGCGTACACCACTCATTTCCTCACCACCTTTACGAGATGGTAAGAGTACGTTTTGTGTCGTTTCAAAATTGAAGTGTGCTTTGTCACCGAATTTTTCAACCAATACTTTCTTCACAGCTTTAGTGAAGAATTTATTGAATTGGAATTTCTTAGTGAAAATTTTATCAGATTTATAGATATCCATTTTAATTTCCTTTATATAAAGAGTTAATAAGAATAGTGAAAGGAACCGTCGTCCCTTTCACTATAATAGTATAGATTTAAAATAATTTAAAGTTTAGTTAGACTTACGGATAATGTCTTGAGATTGACGAATACATTGTGTTAATGTATTAACGACAATACGACATTCTTCATTCTCTTGCATAACGTCTACATACGCACGAACCAAGTCACCATTGGTTTTAATCTCTTGGCGTTCAATCGGTTTAGCACATACGTTTGGAATAGGGCAATCGTAAGCCACATATTCTTTTACTTTAGTCGGTGTAGTACAAGCTACTAAAGAAAGTAAAATAGGAAGAATTAAGTATTTCATTTTTTATTCCTTAGGTTTTAAAGGGATAGGACGAATACCGTTGGCGATATTTCGAATATCTAAAGGTAATTCTTGAGATTCGTATTCTTTGTGTTTGTCTAAAGAATGCTCTAAGTCATTTTTAACCACATTAAAGTTATCATGGCTTTGTTTAAATAATGCTAATTGATTATCAGCTGCTGTCTTATAAGCAGTCGCTAATTCAGTTTGTAGAGCCAATTCTTTTTTCAAATCACGTACTTCATCTTCCAACAATACAATCTTTTCTTTTCGAGTATCTAATGCTCGAGATTGATGTTGAATAATGACTAAAGAAATAACGATAATAGACAATAGAAAAATAAATAATCCAGGGATTATCCATCTCTTAGCACTTTCTTTATAACCATTTAAATCAGAATAAAGCATTTTTATTATATCCTTTCACCAAACCTCATGTAACGTACATCAGTAAATGTTAATGCTTGATTTGTTTCTGGCACACTTAAAGTATTAAACCAATCAGAACCATCGTAGTAACTAGGTGAATTTATTTTAATAAATGGCATGTATTCACCTTGAGACCACTCTGCGTTATAGTCATTAATGTATTTCTCATGTAGTGACATGAAGGTATTTGTTTTAATAAGAATAACATCCATTTTATTTCCATGGACGTCAGTAACTGTTTGAAACTTAAGATTACCAGAATTGATAAATGTATCGTATTGTTCGGGTTTTACTAAAGGGACAAAAGTAGCATCTACTTCTAAATCTTCTTTAATAAGATACTTAGGTAATCTATTCTTAGAATACACTATAGTGACCGCTATTTGACGTGGTAGACCCTCTTTATTCAAAAGGGTATGACACACTCCAATACCATCTAAAATCGAAGCTAGAGCCAATACAGACTCATTAGAGAGCATGAGTGATACATGGTCAATACAAACAAGGTCATCCCGAACAACAGAGTACATCTCTTTACTGGGGAGAATAATACTATCCATAATGTATTCCTTTATTTAAATAAGTACATTCAGTATAATATTATTCCTAAATTAAAATCTAAACTACTCGTTTAAACAATACTCCAAATGTACCTATAACAAACATATGTCCATTAGGTAGATTATTAATGGTAAATCTATCAGAATCTTCTGCATTATATAGGTTTCTTAAACTACTATAATCTTTAAGATTACCGTTTCTAATTTCAGATACCAATTTATTAGTACTAAGATTTTCTAGTAGTTTAATATTAAACTTACTAAATAACCATTCATTAAACTCTTTAAAGATAGTAGCGTAGAATAAGTCTTTTAACCATGGATTATCATCAGTAGTAGGTTGACCACTAAAAGATTCTAGTTTACACATATATCCATTATAGATAGTAAAGTCATTAGAATTGATGTAGTCTTTATTTAAATGTTTAGTAAACTTCAGTGATACATCTGCACCTGTCGCAATACCGTTATTAATTCCAGCTACATTTCTTATCGTGAAAGTTTTACCTACTTCACGATTGGTTTCTTTTAAGAAACGCAGAAATGCTGAACCTATATGCAATTGTAATACAATAGATTTAAATCCATGATATTTACCATCATCGCAGTAAAATACTTTATAACCAAAGATATCATCTTCACCAATAATAGCAGCACCTCTTTTCCAAATATTATTTACCCAGAAACCATCTGTCTTATAGTCGTAAGTAGACATGTGTATATTTGGGTCTTTTACAAAGTTAAATAACTTCGTTTGAATAGCAGGAACATATTGTTCTTCAATATCGATATCTTGAATTAAATAAGGTTTACCTTTATAAGGATCAATGTTATTTTTTAAGTTAAGTACCTTAAGGAAGAATTCTTTAACAGATTCATTACCTGTAAAACGACTGTCTAAAGAATAAGCTCTTTCAATCCTAAATCCACTATTGTCTTGATATTCATTAGAAGGAAAGTGCCAGTCAAATGTCCAACCACCGTAGAATGTACCGATTAACTGATTCTTAGCTTTTGGAAAGAAATGACGTGATACGAAGATTTGAGTAGGAATACTGTTAATAGAAACCATCTCAATAACTCTAAAATTATATTGTTTACTTCCGTAATAACAGGGAGAAGCTAGAGAAGGAAATACAGTCACTGAACGGAAGTCTTCAGCTACTTCTACACGAAATGGGAATTTACTTTCTTGAGAAAACTTGGGATGTCTGTTAATTTTTTCAGCTAGTTTTTCATTCATTAAGGTACGATTACTAAAGTCTACTAATCCTTCAGTTCTCTCGTCATGTTCTAAACCAAATGTATTGTCTCCTGGAAAACCAATAGGTACACGGTTATAGTTACTTTCAGCATAAGAATTCTTTTCACGTAAGTGTGTAGGTGAATTTGGCAAGATATGTAAGTGTAACTCTGTATTGTATTGTTTACCATTAATCGTTTTATCACGTGCTAGACAAGAATATCCTTCAATATCATTCTTAACAGTTTGTGGGATATTGGCTTGTTCTAAAAGATACATTAGATTTTCTGTTTGTGACTTTTCTGGATCGACTAATATAGCCATTAAAATACTCCTTTTAAATCAAAAAAAAAAGAGAAGTAACCCTTCTCTTTTTTGTATTGTATTAGTTGCACTCTTTGCTAGAGGGTGCTTTCATACAATGGTCTGCCAAATCTTCGATCTGGCGCATCTTAGCGTCAGCCTTAGCTTGGCTCAGTTGTTGAGCACCCATAGTGACATCACTGTCACTAGGGGATACAACGTAGATTGCCAATGCGGCAATTGCAGCCAAGAGGATATAACGAATTTTGATTTTCATGATTCTTCCTTTCTTAAAGTTTTTCAATGATTTTATCGGTTTGAGAGATATAGATTTCTGTGGATTCGATCTGGTAGTTTAAGATTTCCATATCTCGTTCCAACTGGTATTTCTCAATACCGATGTTAGTGTATGCTGAATACACATCGATATTGTATTCACCATCCATTAATCGACTGGCTTTTTCAGAAAGCTCTTTGTGTAGAGCTTTCTTTCCATTAAGCTGGTTTTGAAAGTCCTGAAGAGTTTTCATTAACTCGTCTTTCATTGAAACCATTTTTTGTTTAATCGTATTTTCCATAGTAAGGTCTCCTTATTTGTTTGTTGTTTATGTAACGGATTAAAGAGAAGAAATAATTTTCCTCTCTTTCCACTATAGTAGTATATGTTTGAAAAAATCTAAAATACATTAGATATTCTCAATAGCAGATTCGATATCTTCAATCTGCTTATTAATAACAATCATCCGTGAGTGTAATTTAACTTTCAAACTAGTCAAATCACCGATCTTTACATTGATTGTTTTATCAACTCCAAATGGTGGTCTAATAGCAACTTGCACCGCTAACTCTGTACTTACATCACCGTAGGTTTTCTTCAAGCTAGATTTAATTTCTTTTAGCTTCTTTAAATCTTCTTTCAACATTTGTTTTTGTTGATTTAAAAACGATTGCATAGTCATTACCATTTTTAATTTCCTTTATAAAATATTAAAAATAGAGAAGCACTCTTCTCTTTCAATTTAGTAGTATGTATTTATATTAAAATAAAACATAATAAGAAATAGAAAGAGTAGGATAACCCTACTCTTTCTACTTAATCAATTGTTATTCTACAATTTCAGTGTAACCAGCTAAAGAAGGTACCAAATCGATACTGTTTACTTCAGACTCTTCACTTGGAAGAGCGTCTTCATCAATACCTGGGTTAGCGTCAAAACCTTTTAAGTCTTTATCTACAGTAGTTTCTTTAATATCGTATTCTACTACGATAGCAAATTCACCACTAATAAATGGTTTAGCATCATCCTTAACGGTAACTAAGACAGTAGCAGAGCTATTGTCGTAAATATTACCACCTTGGTTAACGCTACCAAATTCTAGATAGCTACCTAACTGTAAAGTATCTTTAAAGTAAGTAACCAGTTCAGATAATTTTTCTTCTGCTTTCTCTTCGTCTTTAACTTCAGGATGTTCAGCAATTAATGCTAATGTACCATTAGTATTGGCTAGAGCACCAGTAGAGAATGAAAACTCAGCACTAACAGAAGCAGGTTTATAGTCAATAAATTCTTTAGGATAACCAGAAATATCAGATTGGATAGCATAGAAGTTACGACTACCAATGACTTTATTGATCAAAGAAGCTGGAATATCTACAGTAGGTAGTTTAACCAGTTTCAAGTTATTTTCAGTAATAACTTGACGCTCTTCTTCAGTAAATGCTTTTTCTAAATCATCACTATTAGCCAAAACAGCTTGACCAAATAATTCACTAGCACCTAAACCACTGCTTTCCAGATAAGTCTTACGCGCATCAAATGATTCACTATAGTAACCATTATTAAAGAAACGGTTTTTCACTTGAGTTAAATCAAATGACATGTTATAAATAAGTAGATTACTAGCACCAGTATAGCTTACGTCTTTTAAGAATTTAAAGCGTAATAATTCTACTTTAAATACTTTAGACAAATCAAGCTGACGCATTACTTTAATACTTGATTTCAAAGAAGAGAAACCATGAGTAACAGAAGGTACAACGCCAATAGTAGATACTACACCATAAGCAACATTACCTGTTTCTTCAGGACGATATAGGATTTCTACACTACCAGAATCTTCTGGGTCTTGATACAACTTATTCTTACTTAACAAACTAGCAACAGCAACATCAAATTTACCAGCAGTAGTCAGAGCAGAAATATCTAAATTATCCTCTGGGATATAAGATACCTCTGTACCTAAGATACCACTTACTAAGTCTAACTTAGTATAACGGTGTGTTAATACTACCCATTCTTGATTTTCAGGAATAGATACAGCACTGACTTCTTCAAAAGACAGTAAGCCATTATTGTATTTACGTACATAAATCTTACCGGTATTGTGCGGGTCTACAGTATTGCTTTCTGTTTTAACAACATTGTGGTCTGTCGTATTAATACGCGCAGCAACATCTTTTAAAAAAGCAATATGGATAGCAGCATTGTATTTCTCTTCAGAAATTTCAGACAGCGTGAAATACACGTTCTCTTGATTCAATACTGCGTTGGTGTAGCCAGCATCAATCAGCAAACTATTAAAGTTATTTGCTGTAGTAGCATTTAGGTTATACTTAATATTAGGCATTATATATTCTCCTTATCTATTAAGCTTCTGGACTAACAACAGCTGTAGTAACTTGAGCACGAATGTAGAATTTGTTTACTACATAATCTTCCAAACCAGGTTTAGGAGTTACGACCAACACATATTCATTTTCAGAAGTGTGTTCATCGCTTTTCGCAACAGCTGTATAACCATCAATAAAGTAGCTTCTAAACATAGTGTAAATGTCTTCAGCTGCTTTTTTGGCTTTCTCAATAGTATCAATACTAGAATGGCTAATATTGAAACCACGAGTATTTTCTTCAGGTACCTCGTATACAGTAATGTTTTGGTTATTGTATACATCTTTACTGAATGTAGAGAAGTCTACACCAGCAATACGACCTGCCATGGCAGTATTCCATGGGTTTTGACCATAACGGTCACCTTGTAAGTCTAAGTAGTCTTCTTTATACTCATTTGGGAATTCAGCTAAATCAGCTGTAGCAAGCCAAACAGTACCTTTATTGATAAAGTAATCGACTTCTTCTTTAGTCTTAATAGTAATCACTTTACCAGGCATAGGTTTAGCATAAGCCAAACGAGTACGGTTAGGTTTAACCACACCGTCTTTATAGAACACAGGTAATTCAAACAAATCTGGTACTTGAGTTACTTCAGAAGTATCTAAATTAGCACGTTTAATAAACTCACCTTGGCCACGGATATCACCAGTATAGGTAAATGACAAGATGATTTCCATTACGTTATTACCGGTAGGTGTTACACGTACACGGTTACCAATAATAGGTCTAAAGTCAATATCATTATTACCTACTTTACGGTAAGTACGGTTACGTAAGAACCAGAAGTGGTAAACTTTAAGGTCAGTCTTAGGAATCTTAGCTAAGTCACCAATGACTTTAACAGTAATGTCTTGTGGGCGAACAATTAATTCATTATCATTTTTAGGAGTCAAACGAATAGTGTTGTTACCGTATTTAAATGGACCAGCAGCAGCAAAGTCTTCTAAATAATATTGTTTCAAACGGTCAGAATCCTTACTAAACAAAGTATTCAGTGTTGCAACAGGATTAACGTTAAATGACAATACATTATTGTTTTCTACTTCAGAAACATTAATCACATAATCTTTGCTTTCAGCTTCTGCTACATGGTTCACCAAAGATACACGACGGTATTGGTGTTTGTAGATAGAAAACTTATGGGTATGGTCAGCAGGATAGAATTTAACACGTTGGTATTCTACACCACTTTCAGATTTAACACGTTTGTAAGTATAAACATAACGTTTTTCTGTTTCAGGTTCAGTCAATACTTCTAAATTACCACCATCACCGATAACAGATTCTGGGAATGGATAAATAGAAGTATCAAATGGTACATCACCTTGATTGATTTCTACACCATAAGGATTATTCAAAGCTACAAACAAAACAGTATTGTTATCACCTTCAAAGACAGGTTTTTTCTTATCATTGAAATAAGGAGTAACGTATAAATCAAACTTATTTAAAGCGTCTTCTTTATAGCCACCAGATTTCAACAGTCTTTCAAAATTCTCAGTTACGCTTTTGCTTAAGCGGTAAGACAATTTTTTACTCATCTCTATCCTTTCATTCTTTATAAAAAACAGGTACTGTACGAATGAATACAGTACCTGTATGTCTCTTAACTAAAAGCTAGAATGCGTTATACTTCATCAACACCACGACGTTCGTGCTCGTAGCCTTCATAACCATTGAGGTCTTTCTCTACGGTAATGTCAGTAGGAACAGGATATTCGACTACCAGTGCGAATGAACCAGTGAAGATAGGTTCAAACTCAGGTTTAACACGTACTACACGAGTGAAAGAAGAACTATCGTATACGTGGTTTTCGTCCTCTACTTCTTTAGTCGCTGACAAATCAGACAAATCTAAAGGTTTCAAATCTAACTGACCCAACAAAGTACCGAATACTTGTTGCATTTTGATTTTAGCTTCTTCGATAGATTTCACTTCAGGAGCATCCAGAATCAGGGCTTTAACACCACTGGTCAATACACCTTGAGTGAAAGTCAAACCACTTAACATATTAGCAGCTTGTTCAGATACACCTGCTTGAATCAAGTTATCTTTATTGTCGATGAATTCTTTAGGATATTCACCAATGTCTACTTGTTCTACAAAGACATTGAGTTTACCTTTGAATTTATCTTGCAAGTCCGCAGCTAAATCTTTACCACGATATTGCAATACTTTTACTTTTTCATCGGTTAAGGTTTGTACAGATTCTTCAGTAAAGTATTTTTCCAATACTTCATCATCAGCAACTACTGGGTTTACTTCCAATAAAGTAGAAGCATCCAGTAAGTTATCTTTCAAGAACTGACCACGTTTGTCTTGGAATGCACGTTCAACTGCTTTACCCAATACATATTCTTTACTAAAGGTAGCACCACCGATAGATAAGTTATCAGTAGTAATTACATTACCTTTTACTTTTAATTCTTTATTCTCTTTAAGAGTCAAAGAACGGTTTTTACCTTTAATGAATTTAGGACGCAACAGTACTGCTTGAGATTGAGCACCTAAATCCAATACCAATTTAGTTTTAACTTTAGAACCTAAAGAAGAAACTTTATGGTAAGCAGTAGGAGTCAATTCAGTAGTGGTAGAGACACCATATTCTAAATCACCATCGCTATTGAATTGATAGTACTCACGTGGAGAACCATTTACATCATCAGCATGGAGTTTCCATTTAGCCAAGAAACCATCAATGTTTGCTTTTTTAGACAGAGTAGAAACATCACCTACACGCAATACTTCTTCAGTATCAGATACTTCAATAGTGTGTTCTTCTTTACCAGTAACTGCTTTCAGTAAGTCCAGACGATTATAGCGGTGAGTAACAATTACGTATTCACCACCAGTCAATTCATCAGCTGAGAATTGTTTTTCTTCAAAGTAAACAGAACCGTCATTGGCTACTTTACGAGCAATAACTTTATTGTCAGTTACTTTTTCAGAGTTAAATGGAGTAGTAGAAGAAGTGTGTACGACTTCATTAGTAGCAAAGTCAATTTTATCTGCTACAGATTTACGCAGGATTACATCTACAGCACTGTTAAACTCAGCATCATCTGGAGTATCAGATACTGTAAAATAAACGTTTTCTTGATTCAAGACGGCTTTAGTATAGCCTGCGTCAATCAAAAGATTTTCAAAGTTAACACCGGATTTTACACCGATAGTATATTTAATATTTGCCATTATACTTTCCTTTTAGCATGGTTTATTCTTCGATACCAGTGAATCCGCTTAATTCTTTATTTAAGACAGATTCATCACTGTATTCAATAGTTACATTGAATACACCTTCTAACAATGTGTCAGTATTCTCAACAGGAACATATTGTTTAGTGAGAGAAGAAACATCGTAAGTATTTACTGTTTCTTTTTCTTCTAAATAGAAAGAAAGATTATATTCAGCGTTTAATACTTTCATTAAGTCTTGTAATACTTGACTGGTATTTTCTTTGGTAATTAATTCACCTTTAACCAAAAGTGTTTTACTACCGTCGTTTAAATTACCCAATGAAAATTTCAATTGAGTAAATTTTTCTTTATATGTTTCATCTCTATCAGTCAGTGTAGACTGAATAGTATCAACCAATGTACTTAATTGTACAGTAGCTAATTCATCAGCTAATTCACCAAGATTACGACAGATATTTCGTACAGTTAATCTGCCTGAAAATAAATCGTAGAAATTTTCTTTAATGCTAGCTAATGCTTCGCTATCTAGATATACACTATATTCTTTATAGTTTGTGGTGCCCTCTAATACAGAGCCTTTAAAACCATAAGTGTATATGTCGTAGCCTAGTTTTGTTTTAGGTGTTACTTCATCGGTAATATTAACCAACAATTCTTGGATGAAAAAGTCTTTTCGTTTACCAGAATAATAGGTTCTAATTACGTCTCTAAACAAACCTTTGTTTGAAACAGTAGATTTAGGTTTATGGAATACTACAACAGGATTCTGTGTAACTGTACCAGTATCCATTTCAACAGAAACTTCTGTTTTAACAAAATCTTTCAAAGAAGATTGGTTAAAATCTTTTACAAACTTAATTGCATTATATTGCAAAATAGTATCTGTTAAATTCAAATCCATAGCAGCATGGATATGCAATGATTCAGGTAATGCAAAGAAACGATGAACGCCTTTTGGTGTTATCTGAATATCACTACCACCTAATACTGGAGTGAAAGGTTCGTAAGAGTAATATTTATCTAAATTAGTAGTAGGGTCAGTTTGTTGTTCTGCCTCTTTGTCAGGGAATACTAAATGCACATCGTTCTCGTATGTTACTTGACCTTCATGGGTAGCTTGTACTTCTCTTACATAACCGTAAATGGTAGGTGTATTTGGTTTACGATTAGATGTCTGTTTAGCTAATTCAATTAGTTTCTGACGACTAAATTCGTGTTCAATGATTGTAAACTCTTTAACAATGTCTTCTTTAGAAAACTTAAATGGAACATAGTCTACGCTATCTTCAGAGTTTACACGTTTATATACATCGTATACTTGTTTCAATGTAGCATTATCTAAATGCGATTGAAATTCAGGTACTTCAATGTATTTAGCACCATTAGGTAAAGGTGCATCGTTACTATATGTTTTTACTTTAGACTTATCAATCTTCAAGGCAACGTCTTTAGAAAAGGCAATAAAGAGTTTAGCATTATTGCCTTCCAAAGTGTCGTCTTCCAGTAACTGAATATAAACATCGTCTTCATTCAGGATTTTTTTAGTATATCCTGCATTCAGTAAGAGTGTTTCAATGTTCATACCAGCAGATCGATGTATATTGTACGGAGTCTTATACGACATTTTTTTACATCCTTGTTTGTTTTACCACTAAAAACTACTTATACTACCAACCAGTTAAACGCTCCGGCCATGGGTCATCTGTTAAGTAAGTAATGGTATCAAAACGAATATCATCAATAGCCTTTTTAGCATCTTCTTGGTCGAAGAACTCTAAACGAAACTGATTTTTATCGTTAACGCCACCTAACTTCCAGACGCCATAAGCTTTATTGGTTAAGTCAGAATAGAATTGACCAATCAAACTAGACGGAGAACGAAAACCAACAGGGATAAGATTCCAGGTAGGAGGACAGATATACGTGTGGTAAATTTTACCACCTTTAGCTAAACCAGTCCAACTCTTATCAGCCTGGGCAACAATACCAAACCAGTCAAACTGAGCACCACCGAATTTCCATGTTACGCGCTCGTTAATTCGTCTAATCCAAACTTTATTATTACTATTTTTTCTAGTAGTAGCTTTTGTTATTTCTACCCAACCCGTATCACCATTTAAAACTTTCCAACCTGTGTTGCCACTAGGTGTGGTTTTAATCCACTGTGATACACCTAGCGTAATTTGATTATCGGTATAAACAGTACCCTTTGTTGCCGTTACCTTACCTTCTGGAGAACCATCGCCAGCAATAGCTTTAGCTACACTAGCCAATTCTTTATGCTTCTCTCCAAGAAACTTCATGGTATCGATAAGTAGTTCTTTTAATTTTTGATTAGCCATTTGATTTATCCCTTCTTTGTTTTCGAGAAAACAATCGATTTAACTATATTCAATTATATAAGTCTCCTCGATTGTTTTATCAAATAGACTATAGAACTAGTTATGCATTACGAGTAGAGTTATAAGCTTGTTTCAGAGCAGCAACATCCAAACCATCAATATCCAAAGTACCTAATTTAGTTTCAATAGATTGAATCTTTTGTTCAGCAGTTTGAAGTTTTGTTTGGTTAGCTTGAGACAATACGTCAGCAGCTTCCGCTTTAGCTTTAACAGCAGCGTAATCAGCTACAGCAGTTTTGTTTTCTTCAGCTAATTGTTTAGCAGCGTCAGCAGTTTCTTTAGCAGTATTAGCCAAAGATTCAGCTGTGGTTTTGTTTGTACCAACAGTACCTGTTAAATCAGTGATTTTTTGTTCAATTTCAGTAAACTTAGTCAAGATGGACTCAGGTGTATTACCTGAAGCAGTTTTCAGTTTCTTAAATTCAGCAATCAATTCACGGAAAGTATCCAGTTCTTCATCAACTTCACCACCCATGATAGTTTGTTTCAAATCATTGACTTTAGCAATAATTTCATCTGCTAAAGTTTTGTTTTCAGTACCTAAGAACTCAGCAAATTCCGTAAGCATTTTATTTAATTCAGACTTATCAGCCATTTTAATAACCTCTTTAATTTAAAGTTTAAGTTAAGATAGGGACACAAGAGTATTCCCTTAGTGGATGTCCCAAAAGGACTTATTATTGTTATCCATTCCTACCGTGACGGTAAGCATCGATTAAGTTAGCAGTACCTACATCAGTAACGCGTGGTTTAACAGGAGCAGGTTGTGCATTTTCAGATTCACGCGGTGCTTCTTCAGTTACTGCTGAAGCTACAGGAGCTACGGGTGTAGCTGGAGTAGCTGGTTTTTCGTAGTGTGCGACACCAGAGAAACCACCTAAGTTACGTTTAACGACAACAGTCTCTTTTTCAGGTTTATGGTCACAACCACAGTTATCTTCATCACCATTAATTTGGAGAGTATAGTTAACAATGGCTTTAACATCACCAGAAACATAATCAGAGATTTTATCGTTAGGAGTAACAGAAAGAATCAAGCGATTGGCTTCAGAAGTTTCTAAACCAACATCTACAAATACAGAATAATCACCTAAGAATTTACGAATAATCTTTTCAGCTTTTTGTTCTGCATTAGTAACTGAAGTCTCTTTACCTAATGTGATTTCAAACTCTACGAAGTTTTTATTAGATTTAGAGAATACAAAACTACGCACCTTATCTTCTTTAAAGCGATAAGCTTGTTCTTCTTCTACTGGGAATAAGTTAGAATCCAGTAAGAGTTTAGACAAGTAACCACGAGCAACCATTAAACGAATATTACCTACTACAGAAGATACTTCATCTTCTACTTGTTCTTTAGACAGAGTATAGAGATAAGAGTAAGCATAGTTAGCAGAAGCTTTCTTCTCAATAGATTGTTCTTCGTTTGCAGGAGCACGAAGTTCTTGTTTGAAGTTAGGGTTACGAACGATGTCGATGACTTCATCATCGATTTCTTTTAAGATGGCTTTACTGCGAATCATGCCGTATGCTTCACGCAGATAGCGGTCTAGAATACGACGTTCAGTTTCTTGAACAGTAACAGCAGGAGGTACCACCATCTCGATATAGCAGTCTTTTTTGTTCATTTGTACAGTATTGACAAATGGGTTTACTACTGCAACAATCTTAGCTTGTTTGTGACTCAAGTCTACAAAGTATTGTACTTTTTGATAAGCCACACCAGTTAAACCATAACTGCGAGCAGAAGGACGTACTTCAACCAAGTTACGACCATAACGCAAGCCACCAGCTGTACCTTGTACATCAAATGACAAGTTTTCGCCTAAGAATGGAAAGCCATCATTCGTCCAAACATTTTTAATGTATTGGTCAATACTGATGTTTTCCATTTCAGAATCACGCACGTACATGATTTTGTTTTGCCATTTATCTGGAATAGGTTTCACACGGTCGTAGAAGTGAACGTTAGAAGTCTTTTTAGTGAGCTTAGCCAATTCACCAGAGTAACTTACTTTCAAAGCAGTGTTACCTACTTTGTCTTGATATACGTCAAACTCTGGATTAGATGAATCTTTTACAGATTCAATCGTTACATCATCCAGTAATTCTTCTGGAATACCTGCGGCTTCCAAAATACGATTGATGTTATCAATACCCGTAACTCGTGGGTCGTAAGGCATTAGCTTATTTGCATTGTCTACCATTTTGCTTTATCCTTATATTAATCTAGATTAACACAACGTGACAGGGTAGTTTGATTGTCTGTCACCCAAGTGTACTTAATTTTTTTAAACTCAAATGTGATTACGTTTGCTGTAGATAATTTCTTTAGAAAACGAATTTGTTCTTCAGTAGGGTTTGGATTATCGTTAATCACTGGTACTTTATACAAATCATCATCCATTCCTAAAGTAGAAATAGAGTGTTGTTCACCATACAATGATATTCTTAAAATAGTCATGGCTTTTAAGTCCTGTATGGTAAATTTCTTATCCTTACAAGTCAATACTAAAGCTAAGCCTTTATTATCCGATAAGTAATAAGAATCTCTATTATCAGGATAAGTTTGCGTTACCCAACTGACCGTTTTACTACGTGGTTTATGTGAGAATTTTCTTTCTCCATCAGGATACATATAAGATAAAAAAAGAAAGCAACTCAAAATAAACACCACTATTATCATGACTAATAAATCTTTTTTATGTGATTTACAATAGACACAATTATCTAATAAATTTTGTATCCATTTCATTCAGAATCTCCTAAATAATCTGCGTATAGTCATACTTATTACACTACAGTACACCCATTTTAGGTGTACTGTAGCGTTAAGTTTTTTTAACCTTCTAGTGAAAAAGAAATAGCTGGATGTGACTGATATCCTACTACTTTAAACCAATCAATATCAATATCACCACTCAGTAATTTTTCTTTAGTGAGTTGTTGAGATAAGTATAGTTTAGGAGAAGGATAAGGAGTACGACTTAGCTGTTCTTTAATGTTTTGGATGTGTGGTAAATAGATGTGTGCATCATGTACCATGTGGGTGTGTTCACCTGGATGACAGTTAAGGATGTGCGCTAAGATAAAATTCATACAAGCATATTGAGCAATGTTGTGTGGTTTACCAATAGCCACATCATTAGAGCGCATGGTTAAAGAAGTCATGAGTTTATATTTAGGTAATGGTCTGTTATCTACTTCTCCAAATTGTTTGGCTTGATTCTCACGGTAATTAATGACTTCTTCTAGTTCAGTGTCTGTTAGAGGACGTAAGGAAACAAAGAATTCACGGTGACAGGTATCCAAAGCCATGTGGCCCATCTTAACATTAGTAATAGGGTCTAGTTTCTCAAATGGACGCATACCTAGGTTAACGTTTGAGATATAGTGACGACGTGATATAACATCGTATTGAATATCTCGTGCTAAACCTACTACTAAGTCTTTTAATTGGTCAATTGTCTTACAACTCACCATATGGTCATCTGCTTTGTCTGAACCTACTTCTACATTGACATTCGTTACTGAAAGCTTACGCCAAATTTCAGGATACATAGGACCGATAGTCTTAAATGGTTTCTTATCGATTTGAATATTACGCTCAGTAGTCCATTTCGTCCAGAAAGGTACTTTGTTTTCTTCTAGATAAGTAACATCACTAGTACCTTTAATAAACCAAATCAATTCATGTAATGTTTTAGTAAAATTAATCTTACGTGTAGTAACCAATGGAAATGAACCATCTAAAAGTGGATATTTTTCCATAATACCAATAACAGAACGCATACCTGAACCACTACGGTCTGTCAGAATAGTTTCACCGTGTTGTAAAATTTCACGAATGGTATTCAAATGTTGTTGCATATAGATTCCTTTAAGTAAAAAAGAAATGAAGATTTAGAAAATACTACTCTATCCATATATTCACGGATAGAGTAGTATTTTATTTTAGAAGAAGTTACATGGGTGCTTGTTAAAAATCTTACCATCACCTACAGTCAGCTTAGGAATGCTGGAAATCAAGATAGGTTTAGTCTGATTGACTTTACCATTGATTTCAGGTACTTCAGCAGCCTGACCATTAAGTACCGCAGATTCAGCTTCACTAAAGCGACCCAAGTACATATTGTCATATTGACCATTGTACCAACGGCTGATAAAGTTCTTATTTGACATATCGGAAGAGTGGGTAAACTTGTTTTTGTTTCGCAAAACCAAGCTATCAAAATCACGATAGTTCACATCGATAGTGTTTTTGTTAAGGTCTGCACTAGCGACAATTTCCAAAGTACCATTAGGCATATTACCACTACGAGCAGGGCCACCGTTAGGACCCATAGAAATGTAACGATACTTACCTTCTGGATATGGGAATGATTCCACACCTGCACTAGAGAACTCATCACCATTTGCCATGGCGAAGAGCACAACTGATGTAGCAGGTTTAGTAGGGCGAGCACAAGTGAAAACCATGGTAACACGATTACCATCAATGTCACCCATGTAACGATAGACTGGACCAGCTTCTTCTACAATCTTACGAATTTCGAAGTTAGTGGTACCTTCTTTAAACAAAGTCCAACCATTGCCAAAGTGAATGGTTTGACCATTATCTTCAGCAGTTAAACCACTACCATCGTCCATGGCTTGTTCTTCAGGAGTAAGCTCCGTATCATCCACATTACCTGAAGTATCATTGTTAGCTACTTCAGTAGAACCAGTACCTTCTTTGTCAGATAAGGCACGCAACACAATTGCTTGCGCGTCTTTATCCAGATTTTTAAAGTCATCAGAAGAGATGGTCTCTTTGATAACTTCGTCATTTGATTTTTTAGCTTCTTCTTTAGAACAAGCAGTCAATGCAGCCAATACGGCGATAGATAAAATCAGTTTATTCATTTTGAATTTCCTTTATATAAGATAAGTTAAAATAGAGAAGATTACTCTTCTCTTTCAATTTAGTAGTATAGGTTTAAAATATTTTAAGATTTAGTCTTTTTCGATTTCAAAGTCTTGTTTCGATGGAGTACCATAATCAACAGGATATCCTTCGTCTTCCAGACTATCGTGAAAATCCTCTAATGGGGAGGATAAGTCAAGACGAATTTCTTCCGGTAAAGTCTTAAGCCACAAGTCCTCCTTTTCTTCCAATGTGAGAACTTCTGGATGTGGGAAAGAACCAATTTCCTTAATGGTTTTATCACGAAGTTCCTCTAACAATACATCTGTTCTATCATGTAGAGCCTCTAACCATGAATCCAGATGGTAATAAATGGCATTTTTTCTTGCTAGTGGTACGAGGTTTATTCATCAATACTTCAACACCACGTACTACACTACTAATGTCACCTTTATTGATTAAATGTTTTGCTTTTTCAAAATCTACTTTCTGCAAGTAATTTAATTCAATAAAGAATTGACGTTGTTTACGTTTACTTTTAGGGATAACCATTTTCATATTCCTTTTAAGCTACGATGTATTCAATAGAATAGAAATAACGTTTACCATTTAACATAAACGATACTTCCATTGAGCTATTGGTACAGAAGTCTACTTGACGTGATTTAGTCAAGATAAGATTAGCGTGTTTTAATTGAGCAATCAGCTCATTGTTTTCTTCAATAAAATCACGCAAGTGTTGTTTGAAAGGTTCTTTGTAAATCAACATCTTCTTACGAATAAATGTGTTTACTTCAGATTCGATTTGCAAACGTACAGAGAACTCTTCTTGGCAATTAGAGAAGAATTCTTCGACTTTACTTTTGAAAGTAATCAATTCATTTTCATTCATCTTTTACACTCATTATCTTAATTAGTTCAGAAACAGAGATAACACCTATAGATACATTATTCCACACTATGGTATCACCATATGTTACCGTAATGGATTCTTTACTATAGCGTGGTTTGATAGTCAATGTATTAGTGTGTGGATAAGACTTTACACTGTGTGGAAATTCTTCTGAATTGGATAGTGTATAAACATATTCATCCAAATCAAATCCAGTGATGGTTAAGATATAGGTAGGTAAGTCTTTCCGGATGATTTCAATTTTTGCTTTTTCCATATTGAATTCCTTTTTAAGTTTTAATACGATAGAATTGATGATGACCTACACGTACACTTTTTATAGCACGTGGTGCAGGACGTACACCGTTTGAGCTAAAGAAGATACTACCGCCTGTATTGTCGACACGACGACCTGATACATGCTTCTGGTAGATATCGCGTGCGATAGCGCGAGCTTCTTCAGTAGGTGCTGTACGTGAACGCAGCTTATGGTTATGGTACCATTGGAATTGTCCGCGTTGTGTAACGACTTTACGAACAGTGTTAGGAAAGCTTTTGTGTTTTACTCGATTGAGAATCACATTAGCTACTGCGTATTTACCACTGCGAGGCTCACCACGCGCTTCATTGTGAATAGCCAAAGCCAACATATCGACTTCACTGTTAGGCGATACATTCTCTTTTTCATGTACTACCTTTTGGTGAGTATTCTTTACCTGTTTCTTCAAGTGGTGTTTCACAGCGTGATGCTTCGCTATCACGTGATGACGCACGTGTTTCTTAATCCGTGGGTGTTTCTTCACTTTGTGTTTCTTGTGAAGTTTCACTACTTTGTGTGATGTACGTTTAGGCTTCTTTGCCCTATGTGGTTTTGCTTCAGCTGAATAAGCTGTAGCAGCTAAACCTACTGCTATTAATGCTCCAATGAACTTCTTCATTTGATACTCCTATTTAATGGTTTTATACAAATCATCTACCACATCAATGTGGTTAGATACCTTCTTAGAAATACGATGGCAAGCATCTTCCATCTTATCTAAGATATCTTCTGCCTTATAGCATTCGTTATAAGTAGAAATAACGTATTCATCTTGAGCAAACTTCAAGATAGAATAATGTTCATGATTGCTGAATCCTGCATTATCATGCAATTCAAATTCAATAGTACCAGTATGTGCATCTTTAATATAGACTTTAATGTCTACTTTAAGGATACAGCCATCGGTACCATATACCGGTTCAGCTACTTTAAACTTCACTTGTTTACAGCGAGGTTCTTCCTCATTTAACCAGTATTGGATATTCTTGATAATATCTTTATGGATGTCCTTTGGAGTATGGTAAGCATTATTAAAATACTCACCAAATTCTTTTGGTTGGTTTTTATTAACTAAGTTAATGATTTGATTTTTGATATATTTAAACATAATAAAATTCCTTTATATAAAGTGAGACAATAGACGATTATTATTAATCGTTTTCAATATAATAATATAGATTTGAATTAATTTAAGTAACTTCTTTACTATGAAAGGAAAAAAGAAAGACAATGCTAGTCACACTGTCTTTCTTTTAGTGTAGTTAGTACTAATTGTTACTTGCCCATGTATCTAATGAATTATTTTCTACACGTAATAGTGCTTCTAACCATTCATTTTCCTCTTGGGTTATTTCTCCAAGCATCTTCTTAATTTGAAGACTTTGGATAAGATAACTAGAATCCATTATTTTTACCTCCTTTCCGCGACATGTATAATCCTCTATTCCTGCGCTAACAGGAATAGAGGATTGTCGTTTTATGTTATTTTTTATTAATTAACTTAAATACTGTATTTATTGTTTATCTTTTTCTTGGTCTTTCAACTGGTCTTTCAACTTGTGAAGAAGATTACGTGTATTCTCATTGATGAATTTCAAACGAACTTTATCGGCAATCATTTTATCACCTTGTTCTTTCAATTCATTGTGATGTTTTTCTGCTGCGCGATATACACTAACATCATCGGTATAAGCGTAGTAGAAATCAAAACCATCGTACTTCTTAATGTATTCTTTTTCTACATCAGTCAATACGAAGTTTTCCAAAGTGTAATTTTCCATTTTAGTTTCCTTTATATAAAGTTTAAGAGGCAATTCTCAATTTAATAATATAGGTTTAAAAATAAATATAATGCTATTACTACTAGACTACCTAATCGGTAGTCTAGTAGTATAGTCTTTTTATCGAAGAGCTTTTTGTAGTTTATCTACCAATGTAGAAACCGTATCTTTAATTCTTTGGTTAGAGCAATTGTTGATTTTCAAAATCTGGTTAATCTGTTTTGCACAAACACCAATTATTTTGCCCATTGCCATGTAATCGACATATGTATTACTACGTGCAATATAGATATCTGTAAACTCAATACCTTTTTCATGGTCTTCGTAAATATCTACAACTGAATTAAAATGTTTAAATGAAGTACGGATAGGAATAGGAGTCATTGCCAAACTATGGTAAACATAAATACGTATTTGCTTATCATAAGGCATTTTATTTCCACGGTAAGATTTACCGGTTATAAAGAATTCTCCATTCTTACTAATCTGGTACAACATATCAATTGTAGGGGAGATACGTTTATCAATATTGCGAAAAACTGGAATTTCAGGTTTAGGTTGTTTCACTTTAAATTTCCCTATAGTTTTTTGAGTAAGTAACATTTTGTCGATTCCCTGGGTTATAAATAAGTTATGTTAAAATGTTGTCATAACTTATATCTTTTACAGGGTGCATTTTGCCTTTAAAGATACGGGTTCTTTTGGCTATATCATAATTACGGTGGGATGGAATATTATCACAGACTAAATAAACAAAACTATGTTCTACGTTTTGAGATAGTTTACGTAAACGACCAGCAATCTGTAGATTAGTTTGCGTAGAATTAATAGCATTAGTCATGATAACAGTAGCCAGTTCTGGAATATCGTGTCCAGTACCTGCACCTAATACTGTAGATACGCAAATATCACTTGTATATAAGTTATCTACTGTATCATCTTCAACGTAACTGGTTACTTTCTTATTCTGGTATAATTCAGATAGATACTTAGCTAAGTCTTTTGCCATCTTAATTGTACCTACTGTAATCAGTAATTTAAAATTTGGATTGATTTCGTATTTAGGGAAATGAATGTCTTCAATAATTGAAACAATCATGTTATAGTATTGCTTCAATAATGTTTTCTTCTTCATGAGTGATTTCTCAAATGCTGTTTGAGAATATCCTCTAAAACCTTCAATACGAATACCGTTTAAACTACCTAGCTTATATTTAAATGCTATAGGCTGAATATAAGATACATGTACTTTTTGCACATAACGTCTCTCTACTGGGAAAAGTAGTTTAGACATTCTGTCTACAAATTTATCATCTGCCACTGGTGTAGCTGATAAACCAAATACTCTTTTAGCACCCAAGTAAGAAACAAACTTACAGTTTAGATGATGGTCAAAGTGAGCTTCATCAATCACTAAATCGTTTACACCTAGTAGTTTTGGAAATTCCTGCGGTGTACAGTTAAACCCTAAATCTTTAAATTCTTCTAAACTGTATTCCTCGTAATACTTAATAAAATTCATTAGAGTCTTAGAAGAAATTAAAACAGCTTTATAAGGGTTTCTATTTTCTGCTAAACAAATATTGATAAATGATTTTAACTCATCAGAACCTTGGATACGGATTAAGTCTTTCTTTAAATCAATATCGTAAGTTTTATAAAAGTCTTTAATCCAACCACTGTCTTGGTTTTTACCTAAGTATTGTGGTCGCATGATACCAACAAATCGCTCTTTCATCTTTTCGATAACAAACATCGAGATAAGACTTTTACCTTGTCCTGTTTGTAGATGTCCTAGTACACAACCAGAATCAAACCCTAACAAAAAATCAATGACATCTTGTTGTTCACCACGTGGATTCCATCCTTCTTTAATAGTAGGATAGTAATCATCCACAATATTATTAATATCTTTGTATTCTATCTGAAAATCAATTCCTTCTCTATATCGGAACATTTTCAAGTGTCCGATTAAATCATTTAGCATAGTACGCATGATTCTTACTTCACGTCTATCGTTAGTAAAAAATACATACCCTGCCATGGGTACACGTACCTTTTTTCTTTGTCTTTTATCGTAGTATTCGCTCCATCGCAAGTAGTTTCTTGCAAATGCGCGAACCTGATTATTGTCATCCGGATTTCTAGGATATATAATAACCTGTAACGGATAGACTTCAATCTTCATTGCTGTCATGTGTTATTCTCCATAAAGGTGTATAACCACCACCCCTATGGAGGAAGGGGTGGTGTTATCTTAACGTTTATTTATCAAATCACTATAGGTATATTCAGGTTGTTCTAATAGATTAAAGTATTCCAAGTCCATTTGTTCTGGGACGAAGAATTCATCCATAGGACAATCTGACCTATTCGTGTGGATATAGGAATTAGGGCTTGCCAATGTCCTACCTTGTTTTTCATAAGAAAGAGCACCAGACAAACTACGACCCCAAATTAATTGGTCCATCGTACCCACACCATGGCCTGTATGTGGTTTAGGTAGCGAGAAGTCTTTATTCACAATATCCGTACCTAGCATAGTATATGCTAATACCTGAAGAATTGATAGATTAATACCCAGTTTACTATTCACTGCATCTGATAATTCCATTAAGAACATTTCAGGTGTTACAGAAATAGCACGCTGTTTAATTTCTTTAACTGAAGACTTAATCATCTTTTCCAATCCTTTTGCATATTTATACATATCGGATTGTTTCGGAGTGATTTCAACAATTGGTCGATTGGTATCAAAATCAATCATCTCGATTTCTACCATACCATCATCGGTAATCGTCCAACCATTATCTTTCATGTACTTCAGTGTTTCCATAGACAGATAACCTACGTCTGTAATTGGAACAACATCAATAATCTCTTCTGTTACGGAACCATCTTTTGCAGTAAACAGAAGTTTAATACGATTGATGTGTGAAGTACGTCTTGCTGACAATACACCTACATCGCGTACATTACTGATATCAGAAATACCATCAATAGCTTCTTCGGAAATGACTAATTTAATAGAAGTAAAGTTCTTCTTAATGTCGTCTTTCAAACCAGTAGCCAGACCATCTTTCATGATTTTCATGAACTTCTGTACGTGGTCAGTCAATTCAATCAAAGCACCAATAGCTGAAGAAGTATGGTGTTTTGTAGACAGTACTAACTGCGTAATAATTTGTGTAAACGAAATAATAGCAAAGTGCCCTACATTACGATATTTTGGTACACTACGTGATGCTTGTCCAAAACAGGTAGAACATACACCTTGTGGGTCAGAATGCTGACAACCAAAGATAGTTCTTACTTTAATTCGTTTACCAATTAAGTGATGGTCTGTTTTCTTAATAGGTTTTAAGATAGGTTTTAATTTACCATTTACTTCTACTTCATCGGCAACATAGTACATACCTTCTAGGAATTCCAAATCTGAAATCACATAACCATCTCGGTTATCACGTACCTGGAATTCAAAATAGTATTCAGAACCACAGTCGCCAAAATGTAGATTTCTCAACTCCATGCCAATGAATTGTACACGACGAGAAAAATACTCTGTAAACTTAAGCGGAGCAGATTGGTTATTCAAAGACATTGCAGCTGTACGTGATTCAATTAATCTATCGTACAATCTGTGGAAACCATCCATATAGCCATCCTGAATAGGTTCGTTAAAGATATCGGAGTTAATATCCGTTACAGAACCACGTGGTCCAAAACATTGCATCAATTGTGGAATCTTAATTACACTTGAACGCATCATGATGGAAATGTTATTGAACTTATGTCTTTCTGAAGTCATTACCTTTTGCTTACGCTTATAGATACTGGCAATGTAATGTGGGTCTTTTACCGTATTAGCGTTAACTGGATAATCCTTCTTAATCTTAATAATTTCAGGGTCAAATTCAATATCTAAGATGTCTTCAATATTCATCGACATATGGTATTTTGCACGATGAATTTGTACATCATTAAAGATATCGTTAAATGCCCTCATGTATTCTTCCCATACTTCAGACTGTAATGCCCATGCTTTCTCATTGGTATCCATTGGATAGATATCAAATACACTGTTTACAATCTTAGAAAGAAATAAACGAAACGACGTTGGTGTAAAAGAGAGTTCGTCTTTCATGTAAGATGAAATAAAATGCTCTTTAGTGATTGGGACATTGGGAAACTTTTTAATGATTTCCCATCCGTATCGTGAGATTGCAACTTGTGTCCCTGTTGTATCGATTACTTCGCCATCGTCAAACTGTAGTTTAAACTTACCGACAAAGTTCTCTAATACATCGACAGGACTTGCATCTAGTATTTTCCTTGCAGCTAATTGCATGTTGTTTTCCTTTATAAAATAACAGGTCTAACATATTAATAATATATATCAGACCTATTATTCATTTTTTAGTCGTTATCGTTGCTTTCAGTTTCAACTGAATCGGAATCATCAGAATCATTTGAATCATCTGAATTTCCATCCAAGTCTACTTCTTTATCATCGTCATCGTCATTTGATTGTTGATTACTATTACCCCTACTACCTTTTTGTTTAGGTTGTTCATCATCACTCTCATCAATTTCCATACAGATTGCACCTGTAATCGGATCGATTTTAGACAATACTTGTTGACTTGGGTCGAATGGAGCATACACCATCTTCGTACCATTTGTTTGGATAAAATGTCGAAGAATTTGCAATGGTCTATTTGCACCAATATTAATCTCATTAGGATTAATTACATCGTCGATATCTGTTGGTCTGTCTGTTGTATAAATCGTTGTTAAGATTTTATCAACAGTTTCTGGATTATTAGAACGGTCATGTAGGACTGCTGCTAAACCAGAAGGACCACTACCTACTAACAAACGACCTTCAGACTCACCTGGGAACTTAGTAGCCTGTTTACGGATTTGTTGTGTAGTTTTATCTTTAGATGTTAATGGAACAATAATACCATTTGGTTGTGTTGCTGCTGTAGATACTGCGGCTGCATCATCACCAATCTTTTCAAGACAGATATAGTATTGTGGGCCAATACGTTGTGGTGTAGCTGTATCTTCAAAACATTGTTTATAAGGATTCCAGAATCTTAAGCAGTTTGGATCTGATAAGAAACCTTCTTCTTTTAATGCTTTAAATACATGCAACATACGACGATTATTACCATGAGGCATCCAGATGATTGGCGTCTCGTGAATCATGTGGTACAAATCTACCGTCTTCTCTTGGAATGACATTGATTTATAGAAATCGTAATGTTTGTTTGAACAGATTTCGTAGAATCTTTCCAGACGCGCAAAGATAGGTTCAAGCACATCACGTGGAAGACGAATCACTTTATCACGTAGATTAGGCGTAGACTCATTTAGGTTAACTGTATTACACACCCATTGTTTCAATTCCAGCATGGCTGCTTTTAAGCTAACTTCGTAAGTCTGACCTTGGTTCATCCGGTTAAATGTAGAGTTTACACCAATACAAATATCTGCACGAATACCTGTGATAGGGTCAAATGGCATTTGAGATGGTTCTACTGTAACCACATCTGCAATCACACCTTTGTTACCATGTAGACCTGTGATTTTAAAACCTGGTCCTACTTCTTTCGTGTATTCTGTTGTTACGATAATAGTGATATCATCTAACTTACGATTGAAGTTTGAAACCTTTTGAATAGGTACATTACGTGTACGTTCATCATTGGTTTGTTCATTGGTAATTGCCATACAGTGTTTAATCAATTGGTCAAAGTCATCTGTAAACTCTGCATTACCATTAGTCTTAGCCATGATTTTACGATATTCGCTAACAATGCGTTCGCAGAAATCACGATAAGCATTTGCATACTTATCCAATTGTTCCATGACTTTAGGTGCTACAGCTGTATTGGTCTTAGGTTGTTTGTATACAATGATATCGATTACACGAGCCTCTTGACCATTACCATCCAATGGTACATCTGTTACTGAATCGAAGATTCGTGTAGATTTCTTTGTAAACATGATGGGTAATAGGTCTGGACGATATTCTCGTTTTGCCATGACAATACCCGAATATGCTTGACCTGTAGGAATACAGTATTCACCAATATCTGGCATGACTTTATAGTTGTCATCATCACCATAAAGATTCAATGGGAATTCTTTTTCACCTAATTCAAATACACGTGTGGTAAATGTTTTGGTTTTAAGTAATGGTGCAACATCTTTTGCAATCAGAATCGAGTCTTCAATCGTGCCTTCTAAGGAAGAATATAAAGTATTTAAATCAATACCTGGTGAATACAAACCATGTTTATCTTTTGCAGGTGTATCGTATAATACTGTTCCTTTTGGAATACTGTTACCGACACGAATCTGTTGTGCTTCTTCTGTTGGTTTATATTCAAAACCAAACTTAGGATGTGATGAACTAAAACGTGTGATATCGATAATACCAAATAATGGACGAGAACCTTCGTCGAATGTTTGATAGATAACGACTTGTTGTGGGTTCAATTGAATACCGTTATGTTGGGACGGAATATAGCGGTTTACAATCGAAAATACTACCATGTTATGGGGTGTGGTAATGGAATTAGAGAATCTACCATACTCTATATCCGCACCAGTTTGAATCATATTCGGCTTACACCCACTAATCACATAGTGTTGTGAAATGGCGTTTGCCTGCATTTGACCACGTGATGAAGACGTGTATTCGCTAAACGGATTAAAGGCTGTCGCGCCAATTAACCGTATGTCGTTTTCATTATAGACTGTTTCAATTTGTTCAGTCATTTTGGTTTCCTTTTATAAGTGCTTCACTATACTAAAAGATAGAATAATACTATTCTATTTCTTCCAATTTAATAATATATACCTGAAAGGTTTTACAAATGGCATCATCATTACTTGATTCTACATTCGATGATGGCGATTACGTATCTGAAAGTTTTAAAACAGTATTAGAGGATCATTTATCTATCTTAAGTGATCCTAAAAATATTGAGGAATTTAAAACAATCTCTCCTATTGACGCAAATCGCTTTGAATACGATTTCTACGGCTTGTTAAGAAACTTAGCTGTACCAGTACAACATCACTGGATTACAATGAGAATTAATGGTTATTCATCACCTAGTGAATATAAAAAAGATAAGTTAACAATTAAGATTCCTCGTTCTGAATTAATTAATAGTTTACTTTCTTACCATAATCAAATTGTAAAACGGACAGCTAGTTAAATAGAACTACTCCTAGATAATATCATGTTAAAAAAATATATAGTAATCTAGATACACTACCACATGGTAGTGTATCTAGTTATTACTATTTATCGTTTACTTATCGTTTACGAGTACCAAACAATGAAGCAGAACCATTACGGTTAAAATAGTTATTGTTGTTATAATTGGTAGTAGCACCATTATAACCACGATTAACATTATAACCATAACCATTATTGTTGTTTACATTCACTGTGTGTGATTGTCCAGGAACATATCCGTTAACTGCTGCTGGTGCAACGAATTGTCGGTAATGGTTATTAATCTGATTCTGACGATGCGCTTGGAAACCACTGTATTGACCATTGTTTGGTTGATACTGTTGTACTGGTTCTGGGCGACGTAAGAATTGATTACCTACTGGTTGTGCCTGTTGAGCTGGCTGATATTGTTGTACATATTGTACAGGTTCTTGACGTTGGATGAACTGGTTACCTGCTTGATGAGGTTGAGCCACTGGTGTAGCTACTGGCTGTGTTGATTGAACTGGTTGAGTTTGTACAGGTTGTGCTACAGGTGCTGCTGGAGGTACACTAGCAGGGTGACCACTTACCTGTTCTGTAACTGCACCGTATTTACTACGAGAAGGAGCTTCTTGTTTCACTTCTTCTTTAGTTACAGCTGCTACACCTTCATTACCATCTTGCAAAGGAATCAGCAGGTATTCTTTACGCCAATCACGTACTGTAAAGGTACCTGTTTCTGTTTCTTTTACCAATTCTTCCAACCAATCGATATCGATGTGAGTAACTTCATGACACTCTTTCGATACTTCTTTAGCATGAACCATACCTTTACCAGTATAGAACATATCGGAAATGGCATTCAGTCGTTTAGGCAATGTCAACAATGAGCGAACAAATGCTTCGCAATATGGTGCATCAGTAGCATCTGATGAACTATAGAACTCGTGGTTCTTTTCATCGATGTTACCAAAGAATGCACGGCACAAGTTTTCATATGTTTTCAAATCACCTTTACGAACAGACACACCTAAAATCTTAGGAGTAGCTTGAGTGCCTTTATTCACTTGTTCAATACAAGTCATTACTTCTTCCAGTAATGGTGATGACCAAATAGCTGCACGTGAATGTGTTTTACCACCCCAATTTACACCTTTACGTAGAGAAAGATATACTGGAGTATTACGGGATTTACGACTAGCCAGATTATTAATAATCTTATCAAAGTCTTTTACAAACCGTTCATCTACTTTACCGATAGAACTGATAAACTTACGTTGTTCTACAGTTAAGTCACTGTGGTTTACAGTACCAGATGAAATAGCTACGATATCGCTCATCAGTGCAGAAACAGAAGCACCATAAGAATGGTTCAATTCACGGCGTACAAATGACATCACACGCGATTCACCACGTACCAAGTTTTCTTGGAATGGGTGGAAGAATACGAAATTCATGACATCAGGTGAAGTCATGTTTTCACGTGTAGGCAATACCAAGTACCGAGTTTCACCTTCAATCTCTATTGATACTGGTAATTCTTTACCAAATTTCTTACGTACACGACCATTTTCATCTACAACATAACCACAAGTAGTTAAGAGTGCGTCGTAGACATCTAACATATTAAATTTCATTTGATTTCCTTTTATAGAAAGAGAGACAGCATTTGCTGTCTCTTATAGATTAATAGACATTACCTGTATTGGCAATACCTGGGTTATATCCAGATTGCATATGGTCAAATACATCACCCATACCACCACTATATCCAGTGATACCATTTGCACCAATAACGGTTTCTTCAACCAAATCCATTACTGTACCAATATCACGAGAATTGTTACGATACACTTTAGCATTGGTTGTAATCATCGGTGAAAGTGCAGAGTCTGCAAATGAAGGGAAGATGTAAATTTCTTCTGGTCGACCCTCGAATGAAATAGTAATACTGATATCAGCATTCATTTCAGCAGATACATGGATAGAATAACCAATCTCACCACCTTGAGATAACACCATACCTAATTCTTCACCAATGATATTCTCAAGAGAACCAATGATGTTATTAAAGTTGATGTTTTCTACAAAACCACTGATATTAGAAATCATGGTAGAACTTGAATTAGAACCAAATCCACCGTGATTTACAATCATGTTTGTTGATGAGAATTCCAACATACGCAACGAGTAATTCAACATCAAAGTTGTTACCATGTTAGAAGCAACTAATGCCATTTGAGTTTCCAGTGTAGGGGAATCCCAAGGAGCGCTATATTCCGTAGTATGGTAGCCACTATCAAACACATCGACTTTATCATCAATATTTGGGTCAAGTGCTTGCAACCATTTGTAATCAAATGTAGAGCTAGAACCACCCATGGTAGAGATAGATGTCAGAATCTTAGTTTGTGTAATGCTTGGGTCAGCACACGCACCACGTGCTTGGTTATATACATCATCAGAGCTATAGTTGCCTGAATTAGCAAATAACTTCGCTTGGTCGCTATAAGACTCAATGATTTTTGAAGTGATTGCAGTAGGTGAGTTAAACTTACGATAAGACAATGTAGGATAACCACTTACTGATTTATAGTCACTACGGATAGTCGTAACGCCACTATTATCAGGAATATCAGTAATACCATCTACACTATTAATCTTACCTGATTGAATCAAATTCATCGGAGTCATTTTCATTGCATTTTGGTTATGGTAAGTTCCTGTACCTAAACCACCACCAAATACAGAGAATGAATCTTTAATTACCGGAATAGCAAAGTTATTCAAATAACGTGTACCGATGGTTGATACAGAGTTAATATAGAATACTGTATCTGGTGCAATGATGACATCTTCTGTATTTTGTACATAACGATTAGTGCGTGCTACGTCAAATCGGTCAGTATACCCTGTTACCAATTCTGTTGTTTCAATATTACCAGATGTAGTACGAATTTGCATCATGAATACAAAGCGGTCTTCATTCCAACCAAATGGAATAGCTACTGCATTGGGTGCTACATTTTCTGCAAATGATAATGACTCTGGACGAGATGTAGGCAAGATAAAACTAGCTGTTGTCTTAGCAATCACTGAACCTGGAATCTTACCATTGAAGTTACGAATCATGTTACCAATTTCAGCAACAGCATCACCTGTCATTGTAGTAACATTCGGACGTAGATATTGGTCTTGGTACCCTGCTACCTTAATAAGATTAAGATAATCTACTGTTATTGGTGTGTTACGATGCGAACCAATAAATGTATTAGCCATTTTGAAACTCCATTATATAAATCAATTAAATTCATCTTGAACAAATTCTTGTTCAGACTCAACTACCAACATCAATTCACCAATCTTATTGCGAATGTCTGAAGGTAGAATCAAACGCTTCTCACGAGTAACCAGATTAGATTGTTCTAACCATTTTTCTGGTAAGGTCAATAACCAGTTATATTCAAACAATCCTTTATGGATTAATTCAATACAACCAATATACGACATATTGCGTTTTTCTGATTTAGTAACACCACCTAAATCATATGTTTTTGCCAAGCGTTCGGATAAACCTGTTTCCAGATTCTTACGATAACTTGGTTGAACAAATGTAGAATCACGATTAGGTTGCAGAGCAATAGCAGAAATAACTGCTGCAAATTCATGAAATCCTTTATGCCAAAGAATAGCACGAACCAAACCAATTAAGTTAATCAGTTCATTTAATTCCAAATGGTCAAAAATCACTGTGTTAACTGAACGATGTACTACCCATTTAGTAATGGTTAACTGTACATCTTGAATTGGTTTCATGTACTGTCTATCTTCCGACAAGTAGCTGTAGTTAGTGTTCATTTGCATGATGTCATCCATGGATTCCAGGTATAACTCTTCAGGCAAATCTGGACACAAAGATTGAATCAAACGTTGATGGTCTGAAATAGCTAATTTCAAGAACATCTTCTCGTCAGCCAATAAGCGTGAACGAACAAATCCAACATCTAATACAGATTGGGAGTTAGATTCATTACCCTTCTTATCTTCTACAGGATTCTTCTTCATTTGGATTTGAGTAGAATCAGCACCATATGATTTTGAAGCTTGTTTGATTTTATTGGATAAGAAGAAATAAGTTTGTGCAATCAAATGGTACGAATCATCATTACCGGAAATATCACCTTGAGCAATCTTCTTCAAGATAATAACAGAATACAGGTAATTATAGAAATCGTCTTCTGACAAACCAGATACCAATACAGCATTAGTCTCTAGTTTCAGTTTAGTATTTGCAATAAACTCACGTAACCGATTCTCTGCTGTACAGATATAGTTTTTCTCTGGATTAGAAACCATGCAAGTATCGTATAAGATTTCCATCGAATACACTTCTTTAGCATCTTTACCAAATTCACTATTTAACCGATTATGGATATCACCCCAGATAGGTGCAACGAACCGTAATGCAAGTGAATAGGTTACCAAGTCTAAATAGTCTTGATAGACATAAGTCGTTTGTGGGTCGTAATTGGTTTCCTTTTTATTAGAAACATACACTGGCGTATTAGGGAGGGTAATCCAGTGTTTCATTTCATCTAGATTCACTTTAGCGTAAATCTTAATAAAATGTTTATTCAACACACCAATCAAACGATTAACATCATTGATTTCAAGAATGGATTGTTTGATATCTTTATAAATATCAAAAATCTCTCTGTGCCATGCGGCTGGCTTAGTCTTTAACCATTCATTAAATTCCAAGAATGGTGAAGCTGCTGCCATGACATCATGGTTATCTCGACCTTTCTTATAGTAGGTCATTGAGAATGACACAGATTCATTCTGATAATGAACAAGTACATTGGCCTTTGTACTGTCCATTTCAAAAGTAAGATAGTTCATTTTGATTTCCTTTTAATTAAAAGAAGTGGAATGTTATTACTAACAACCACCATTATAATATTATATACTTAAAATTATTATAAAAATAATTTTAAGCGACTTAGACGTATAACGCCGTAAGTTACTAGAAATATTATACAATACTAGAGACTCTCCGAAAAGAGTCTCTAGTTTAACTTTAAATTTAATTAAGGCAGGAAGTCATCTTCAAAAGAATCAAAATTACTATTACCACCAGAAGATTGGTTAGAACCTTGGTTACCTTGATTGTTAGATTGATAGCCACGATTACCACCAGACTTGTTATCGTCTTTCTTAGCATCTGGGTCAACAAACTCTTGAACCAAAGTAGAGATGATTAATCGTTTCATGGTTTCAACCCAAGAGAGCATATAGCAACGGGATTTCCATGCAGCGTCAGCTGGTTCACCTGTATTAACATTATAGACTTCAATATCACGTTCAAATGTCAGAGGGAACATTACTTTACCATGGTAGTTATCAAATGCTGTAAAGTAGTAGATACCTTTTTCAGTACGACCTACTTGAATAGTAGCAATTTGTTTACGTTCAGCTTTTTGCATGTCACGGGTTTTGATATAACCATAAAGTGGACATTGTACGGTTTTCTTTTCACCATCGTCTTGATGAAGTGCAAGGTCACGAAGAATATCCAAGATAGCCAAGAAAGAAGGTACTTGACCGTCTTTAATTTCCAAACGGATGTTTGGTTGTTTTTTGGCTTTATCTTCAGTCAAACCAGTGCCAATATTCAAACGCAGTTTATTACCAGAAACATACATTTTGCAATAAGCTACGCTTTTCTCTTCATTTCGACCCCAAAGAGTAGTCAAGTTAATATTGGTAATATTAGGGCGATACATTGGGTTAAATTGTTGCTTTTCAGCCATTTTCTTTTCCTTTAAACTAAGGTTTAAATAATTGTATTCATGAATAAGTAAGTGATAAAACTATTAACAGTATTCGTTTTTAATACAAGCTAATAGTCTCATTCTTATCTGGTGGTCTTTGATATCAGAAATATTGTGTCTAATCTTATCCGTGGTAGTAATACTAGACCAATGATAATCTTTAGCCATTCTGATAATTTCTTTTTTAAACTTAGGTACTTTGTTTCTAAACAATGTACCGTCGCCTAATAAAGTTAGTAAATCCAACCTAAATGGTAACTCTGGTAAATCTTTACCATTGTAATATTTTGTATACCATAACTCTCTACCTTTGGCTTTGCCTGTATGGGTTTCGAGTAAAGTTAAATTCTTAAACTTTCTAAAAGACAGTAAATCAAAAGCATAATGTGTAATCATTAATGTATTTTGATTTTCTATATCTTCTATAAAATTATCATATATTCGTATTCTATTCGGATTGGTTAACTCTTTTGACTTATTAAACTCTGGCAAAACTATCTTTAAACAGTTTGTCATTCGTTTTGTATAAGTTTGTTGTAGTGAAGTATTATCTAATCTTAACAAAGTTTCATTATTAAAATTATCTATCTTCACATAGTTTGGACAATAGAATACCGGTTCAATACCATTTGCTTCTTCTCTACAGATATCTTTAATTAAATCAATCTCACTAAACATAGCATCTGCAAATTGAGAATCTGATGTTCTATCAATGTTTTCTCTATGTACTGAACCGTATATATTACGGTAAAGTGTTTTAATGTTTATCCACACTTTACCATTTCCTACATACAGTGGTTTATCGTGTTTGATAATCTCACTGGTGTTTAGCATAGATTCAAATGCAAGTGATGTACCAATAGATAAAGGAAGTTGACCTCTTTCTCTTTCATTCACATAGTTCATTTCAATCTTCTTTCAGAATTTCATTTAAGTAATTTGGAATGGTTTTAATCACTTGTGGTGAATATCCTTTTTGTTCAGCTTTTAAGAGAATTAGTTCTTCAATATTATCAGGATTAATAACCAATGGAACATAATCATTTTCAATACTAAATACTTCTTCTTGATTAGCAATGATAGATTTATCTGTATTGACTTTAATCGACCAATAAATATCGATGTTTTCCATTTTTAAAACCATAAATGTTTTATCTAAAGAAATAGGATGACCTTGTTCACATTCTATCCTTACTCTAGATAGAGGAGGAAGAGGTTCTACATTTCTTCTGATTTTATCAAAGGAATCTTGTAATGAAAGTCCTGTGATATTAATGGTTTTATAAATAGTGGCTGTTTTATTCTCAATGAATTTTGCTTTAAATTCACCTGATGGTTGTAGAATGACTTCTATATAACCTTTAGGCTCTTCTTCGCCATGTGTTAATCTAGAAAAACTACCTGGGGCAATAATCTTACCCTTAGAGGAATGTTTGTGAATATGTCCAATAATAATCGGGCCTTTCACTATATTCTCGTAATCTTCCTCATTGTGTTTGTGGTCTGGGGCTAACTCTGGTAACTGATATTGAAAACAACCATGCATAATAGCAAAGTCTACTTGTTCAATATTGTGTTGTTTTAGTTTCTCTTGTACAATACTGAATGTTTCTTGAGGTGTTGTTCTTGGTCTATCTGGTACAAATAATACATTGACATCGTATTTGGAAATATAGACAATATCAATAGTATCTACCAAAATAACTTCAGCATCAATCTTAGCTTCTTTGTTAATATGTAAGAACTTCTGAATCTGTCCTGCATCATGTAGAGGTGTACCATCTACAATACAGAATACAATATCATGGTCTTTACAATATCGTAACAGATAATACATAGTAACTTCTGTGTCAATAGCATCTTGGTGATTATTAGGTAATAACTTATCATACCAGTCACCATCTAATACTAAGATATCTGTACCTGCTGCATCTTTACCATAAGGGAAACACTCACGTATCTCTTCTGAAATTTTAATAGTAGGAGTAGAAGAGTGTCCGTTGTGGACATCACCGAATGCTTTAATTTTAAGTGGTCTTAACATTGGACACTTCCTTTTAAACTAATCTTCAGAAATGGTTTTTAGTAAGAAATAAATGGATTAGATTCACCATTAGCTATACTATCATCTTCACTATTAGTTTGTTGCTCATTAGTTTCATTTGTTGGTTTGAATAATCCCATCTTCACAAAGAAAGCATTCCATTTTGCTTTGTGTGCTTCAATGACATTTCCATCAAATCTATCTAACATACTCTCGTATAAATCTGTACGAGATTTACGTGAAATAGTACGATAGTTATCACCTGTATTATTAATAATCTCAAACTTACGACCTAGCGAAGTAACACTCTCATCAATCTCTTCAACTTCGTCATTTAACAATACATAACTATTGTTAGGATACATAGACGGAACAGTAGCAACAACATTACCATCTTTGTCTACTAAGTCTACTTCATTATACGGGCCACCGGCGAAGTCTAACCAATCTTCAATGGTGAATCTATCTTCATCTGTAACATAACCACAATGCATTGGTAGGAAGTTATCAATGTATTCTAGTACATTAATTACAGAACGAGATTCTTTTTTAAGTTTTGCTTCATTGTTTAATGATTCGATTACTGGTTTAATACCATTTATCATAACCGCTTGTTCATTAAACTCTTCACCAGGACGGACTATTGATAATTCATTAGCTGTATCTACTAGGCTATATTCTGCCATTTTAATTTCCTTTAAGTTAGTTAACGTGGGTCACGGTAATCTTCTGAAATAGAGAAACCTGTATTGAATTTATCCAATACATAATTGAAGATACCTTCTTTATAGATTACATTCTTCTCAAATACCACGAATTTATCGTTATCGTAATATTGAATATTCATTTTAATACCCACTGCATTTTCAGCTTCTAATTCGTGGATATCTTTAATCACACCATCTACTGTTGTTACATATACTTCGACATTCACACTTTCCAAATACTTTCTTAGGTATTCAGTTACATTTGTTTCTAGTTGTTCTCTTAGAGTTGTAATGTCTTCTATATTATCAGCTGCAATAGATTGATAGGTGGGTATAGTACCATAGTATAATGTAGACTGTGATGCTTCAGAAGTAAAAAAATAAGCCAGCAATCTATCTAGTTTATTCTTTTCACCATATTGTAACCACCCTTCTTTATCCAGAGTAGGAACCAGTTTTAATTTTGGATTATTGCTTCTAGGTTTCATGATTCACCCTAAAAAATAAAAGTTATAGAAAGGCTACTACCACTATTACTAGTG